ACCTGACCGCCCACGTCCGACCAGAAGGGAGGTGGACAGCATGAGCGTCGCCGAGAGCGAGCTGGTGCGGGCGGAGTACCCGACCGCACCGCAGCCGGACCCGATCGAGGGCACCCTGCTGAACATCGTCACCCCGGTCGAGACCAGCGACGGACGTCGCCGCATCCCGGGCGGCATCGGGCTGTTCCCGTCCTTCAACTGCCTCGACACCGGTTTCGAGCTGGGCGCCCTGTGCGGCCCGACCGACGGGTCGAAGTTCGACGAGGCCGTGAACCCGGTCTGGCAGGACGGACTTGGGTTCGGCGCGTACGGCGCGGTGATCTGCAAGCTCGCCGACCCGGCAGTGCTCCGCGAGGGTGTCGAGCGGTCCTACTCGCGCGCCGAGTCCCGGATCGTCGAGGCCGCGATCATGGCGGGCCTGTTCGTCGAGCAGACGGCCACCAGCACGCTGGGCGGCTGGGACGCGGCGGTGGACATCACGCCGACACCGGGCACCGCGGTGGACCCGGTGGTCGGCCTCGGCCTGCTGGAGTCCCACATGGCCGTGAACTACGCCGGCAAGGGCCTCCTGCACATGCCGCGCCTGGTCGCGACGCTGCTGGACCAGCGCGGGGCGCTCAAGATGGAGTCCTCGGTGCTGTACACGGGCCTGCGAACCCCGGTCGCGGCCGGTGGCGGGTACGACCTGCCGAACACGGGCCCCGACGGCGGCGAGGGCGACGAGGGCGAGAAGTGGATCTACGCCACCGGCGCGGTCTCGATCACCCGACAGAAGATGGACGTGCGGGAGTTCTTCAACATCTTCTCCCAGCAGGCCGACGACCAGGAGCCGAACTACATCTCGGGCCTCGATCCCAACGACCAGGGTGCGCTCACCGAGAGCCTGTACCTGGTCTCCATCGACTGCTACAAGGCAGCGGTCCTCGTGACCGCCTACGCGAACGGCTAGGAGAGAACGATGAGCAACGTCAAGGTCAAGTACGGCGACAACGCGGCTGGCGTCGCGTCCCAGCTGCTCGCTGCTGCGCGCAGCCTGGACCTGGAGACCTCGGTCGTGCAGACCACCTCCGACGGCGTCTTCCTGGTGCCCGAGGAGGTCGCCGACGAGGCCGGTCTCTCCTACGAGCACGAGGACACCGAACCGGTCGAGGAGAAGGTTGGGGAGGACACCCCGATCGACCCGGACGACAACGCGCCCGCCGACCTCGAAGTCCCGGCCGGCACGCTCGAGGAGCGGGTCGCGTGGGTCGCCGAGGGCGAGGACGAGTCGGAGCGCACGAAGCGCGCGAACGCTGTGCACCTGCACGAGGTCGAGACCGGCGGCCTCACCGACGACGAGGTCGAGGAGCTCAACGCGAACCTCACCGCCGCGGTGCACGGTTCGACTCCCGAGGACGACGGCTCGGACTCGGACCCCGAGCCCCTGATCGGCAAGGCGCTGAACGAGGCGCTGGAGAAGGCAGGGCTCTCCAAGTCCGGCAAGGTCGCCGACAAGCAGGCTCGGCTCGCCGAGCACCAGAACAGCAAGGAGTAGCCCATGTCCGGTGCTGAGTGCGCAAAGCTGGTCCGCGGGAAGATGGGTCGGTTCACCACGCTCGACCGCTGCGGCTCGGTCGTTCCGGGTCCGCTGAACGCGGTGGTCACCGAGGGCCTGCTCACGGTGACCCTGACCCCGACCAACGACCCGGGGACCTCGATCAACGTCGTCAACGCGAGCGGCTCGACCGAGGTCAACGACGTCCCGCGGCCGAAGTTCCAGTACTTCACCGTGGCGGCCGCGATGACCCGGGTGAACCCGCTGCTCGTCGCGATGCTGACCAGCCAGGAGACCTGGGAGGGTGTCGTGGACGGCACCGTCACCGGGTTCACCATCGGCGACGACGCCGATCCCGACGATGCCAACCTCGCGATGGAGCTGTGGTCGGGCCTGCACGGTCAGGTCTGCCAGGGCGGCGTGGTCCAGTACGGGTACTTCCTGACGCCCTGGCTCGGCGGTGGTCAGGTCGACGCGATCACCTGGGCCAACGACGCGATCAACTTCACCGTCACCGGCATGACCACGCTGGCCCCGAACGACTGGGGAGTCGGCCCGTGGGACGTCACCCTCGACGAGGACGGCGAGGCGGCTCCGCTGCGGCAGGCGCTGGGCACCCGCAAGCACTTCCTTCAGGATCTCGTCAGCCTCGCACCTCCGGCCGACGAGTGTGGGGCCGTCGCGGTCGGTTCAGCTCCGACGGGCGCGACGGCGGGCACGCCGGGCGCATTCACCCCGTCGGGCTCGTGGGTGCCGGCGAACCTCGCGGCCCTCGCCGGGGTCACGGCGTCTCCGGCCACGGCATGGACCACAGGTCAGCGCGTGGTGCTCGGCGACGGCTCCACGGCGCACTGGTCCTCCACCGCCTGGGTGGCTGGCCCGGCGTAACCGCGGTACTCAGTCACTGGCCTCGCCGCTCCGTAGCTGTCCGGGGCGGCGAGGCCAGTCTCAGGAGAGGAGGGACCCGATGGTCTTCAACGGATGTCCGTGGGACATCGAGTCCGTGGAAGCGTGCGTCCCCGACGACTGGAACGACGACGAGCGCTTCTCCGACGAGGTCCGGGAGTATGCGGTCGCGCTGGCCTCCGCCTCCCTGAACATGCTGTCCGGCTACCGGGTGGGCGGCTGTCCGATCATCCTCCGGCCGGTCACGACCCCCACCGACTGCCCCCCCTGCAACCCGTACGGCCTCTACGGCCCGTACGGGCCTCTGTACCGCCCGGCGTGCACGGACCCGCTCTGGGCGGCTGCGGAGCCCGCAGGCTGCTCCGTGCGGCTTCCTGGGCCGGTCGGACGGCTCGACTCCATCCGGGTCGACGGCGTCGAGCAGACCCTGTCGGACTTCCGGGTCGACAACGGCGACCGTCTCGTCTACCAGGGCACCGGTGACTGCCCGCTGAATGGCGCCCAGGATCTCCAGCTGCCCGACACCGCGGCCGGCACCTGGTCGGTGACGTACCTCAACGCGATCGAGCCCGACGGGCTGGCCCTCGCCGCCTGCGCCAAGCTCGCCTACCAGTTCGCGCTGGCCTGCATCGACGACGACGGCTGCGCGCTGCCCTCGAACGTCACCTCGATCACCCGCACCGGGGTCGCGATGGAGTTCAACGCCGGCATCTGGCCCGACGGATTCACCGGCATCCGCCAGGTCGACGCCTGGATCTCCATCGTCAACCCCGCCGGCCGCAAGGGCCAGACCCGGTTGCTCTCCCTCGACCTCCCCGACCCGACCATCCAGGGGAGCACCCTGTGAACAACATGGACTGGCGCCAGGCGCTGCTGCGCTGGCGGGTCCAGTGGAAGCGCGGCACCACCGCGACATGGACGTCCGCCAACACTGTGCTGCTGCTCGCGGAGCCGGGCTGGGACGAGGATCTCCGGCGCATGAAGGTCGGCGACGGAGAGACCCCGTGGAACGACCTCCCGTGGGCCTCCCTCGACGCCGCCGACCTGGCCGAGATCGAGATCCTGCTCGCCTCGGTCACAGACCTCGACGACGGCCGGATGACCGTCATCGACACCGACCCGGGCTCCGACTTCCGCGTCCAGCAGGATCTGCGACTCGGGAACGCCTTCGTGGGCCGTGTCGGCCTGTTCGACGACTTCTCGGGCGCAGCCCCCGAGGTTCCCTCCTCGATCGTCTTCGTCCGCACCGACGGCTACGCACTCGGTGGCATCGGCGCCGCCAACTACGCCTACGACGCGGCCGTCAATGGCGCCTACGTGACCGCCAATCCGCGTTCGTCCTTCCTGGCCGCCGACGGACGCGGGTTCAAGCTCATCCCGTCCCGGGTCAACGCCTTCATGTTCGGCGCGGTCGGAGACCTCGCGACCGTCGACACGGCCGCGCTCCAGGCGTTCGCGACGTTCGTGTCCACCTACGACGTCGGGATCGCTGACGTCGGTGGGCAGTTCCTCGTCGACCAGCCGATCCACCTCACGCACGCAACCCAGATCCAGACCCGCCAGTTCTCCGGCTACCTTTTCCTCCAGGCCCAGGCCGCCTCGACCGGCACCCACCTGCTGTGGCTGACCAACGCCCACTACACCATCTGGGACAGCGTCGAGGGCCTCGGCACCGGCACCACCGGCTCCTACACCTCGCGCGGATGGCAGACAGCGGTCTACCTCGAAACTACGTCCGGGATCTCGTTCCGCCGGCTTCGCGGCACCCACCTGGCCTTCGCCGTGGGCGCGATGAACAACACCTGCTCCAAGGTCAGCTGGGGCAACGTCAAGGGCTCCGACGTCGGCTCTGGTGCCCGCAACGGCACCAGCCCCTACGGGCTCACCACGATGGTCTCGAACATCACCCGGACCGGGTCGGCCACCTCGGTCACCCAGACCAGCACCATCGACGTCACCACCCCGCCGCCGACGTTCATCACTGACGGCCTGCTCTACGGCGCCCTCGACTCCTCGCCGGTCATGATCGTCCTGACCCTGCTCTCCGGCGCGACCCGCGAGTTCTACATCAAGGCCGTCGACATCCCGAACAGCCGCCTCACCGTCTACCCCTGGGTCGGCACCGACACCGACACCGCCGTCGCCGCCGACTACCTGTACGGCGGCGCCATCTACACCCACGGCAGCGACGGGAACCTGCACCACTTCGACCAGATCGACGCCATTCGCTGCGCCAGCGCGATCACCGCCTCGGGCCTGTACGGCCCCGTCGGGAGCCGCCCCACCACCCAGAACTGCGGCGCCGGGATCATCCTCGGCGGCGCACCGGGGGGCGCCCACCGAGGCACCAAGCTCAGTGGGTTCTACCCCGAGAACAACCGCATGGACGTCCTGCTCGTCCCGCGGCCGGGGAGCAACGTCACCTGGGAGATCAGCTCCGACTACGCCCTCGACCCCGCCAAGATGCGAGTCGTCGGCAACAACCGGGCGGCCGACGGCACCGAGTCGACCAACTACCAGTCCCTCGTCGGCGGCCGATTCAGCTACGGCGGCCGGATCTACTCCGGCATCAAGGCGTCCAGGGGGGCCGCCTATGGGTCCAGCGCCCAGACGTTCGACATCACCCGCACCGACCAGGTCGACGTCTTCGCCGGGAACACCCTGACCGCGAACTACACGCTCAACCCGGACATCCACCGGCTCACCGGCTACGACAGCGCCCAACTTGTCGTCGTCGGCACTGGCAGCAACAGCGCGCCCACGGGGACGGTCACGTTCCCCGCCCCGGCGGGCTACACGATCAACGGTGGCGCCGGTCCTGTCACCTTCGCCAACCTCGGTGGGCCGGGCCGGTTCCTGATCCGGTTCGACCTCGTTGCGGGGAACGTCGTCGTCACGCAGGTGACCACCTCGGCCCCCCCGCCGATGGCCTTCTCCAAGAGCGGGGTCCTCACGGTTGCCGCCGGTGCGCACCGGATCTACGCCGAGCGCGACTTCACCATCCTGTCGGTGCGCGCCAGTGTCGGCACCGCGCCGACTACGACCGCCGTCATTGTGGACATCAACAAGGACGGGACGTCGATCTTCGGGGCGTCGTCGCGGCGGCCCACGATCGCGGTCGCCGGGAACACCTCAGGCGCAGTGGCTCCGGTGCTCACAGGCGGCACCCCTGACACGGCGCTGGTACCTGCCGGGTCGTACATCACGGTCGATGTCGATCAGGTGGACGTGGTCGCGGCAGACCTGACCGTGCAGATCCGGGCGGTCTAATGTCGACGCCGGCCCTCGCAGCAATCGCCACGGCGAGCGACGCCAGCAACACCGCGACCACGATCACGGTCACGAAGCCCACCGGTACGGCGTCGGGCGACCTGCTCGTCGCAGTCGTCGCCCTGCGGCTCACCGGAGCGTCCATCACCCCACCGGCCGGGTGGACGCTGATCGCGTCGGGTGGCGCGTCCTCGATAACGCTGGCGACGTACTGGAAGATCGCGGGCGGGTCGGAGCCGTCCAACTACACGTTCACCACGACCGCCGGCAGGCAGGCCGCCGGCATCGCCCGCATCACCGGCGCGAACATGACCACGCCGGTCGACGTCCACTCCTCAGCCTCCGGCACCGCCGGCACGAGCCTCGTGGCCGCGAGCGTCACCCCAAGCTCGGCCGCGACACTGCTCCTGGAGTGCTTCGGGCACGGCACCGGCTCGGCAACCGTCACGAACCCCGGCGGTGCGACGTCCGACTGGTCCTTCGTCTGTACCGGCGCCCCAACGGCAGCGCCGGTCAACGCGCTCGCGCACGAGACGCTCACCTCAGCCACGGCCACCGGCACCCGCGCGGCCACAGCCTCGGCGTCCGGGAACTGGGCGGCCCAACTGCTCGTGATCCAACCGCCCGGCGTCATCTCCTCCGGATTCACCGGCTGGGGAGTGCCGATCTGAGCCCTCAGGGTGGGAGACTGCGACCATGCCCGAGCCGGACGACAAGATCATCGCGCTGCTCACCGACCTCCAGGGCTGTCTCTGCGCCCAGCTGACGCCGGAGGGTGCCGAGGGGCCGCCACTGTGCCTGTGCATCCCGATCCCGGGCGTCTACCCAGGCCAGGCGTACGCCGGCGTTGGCCAGGAGCTGGCCTGGGCGCGGGTGGCCGACTACTTCCCCTCGAACACTCCCGGCGTCCAGTCCCTGCTGCCGTACAACGCCACCCACGGCCGCACCGTCCTGATCGAGATGGGCGTCCTGCGCTGCCACTCGGTCCCCAAGAACGGGAACTACACCAGCGACCAGCTGCTGGCCATGTCGACCCGGCAGATGGAGGACATCGGCTCCATGGAGCGGGCCCTGGCGTGCTGCACCGGAGCGTCGTGGGACGCGAACCAGTTCGTGGTCGGCAACTACCGGCCGATCGGCCCCGAGGGCGACCTCTACGGCGGCGCGATCTCCATCGCGATGCAGATCGAGTGACCCGATGGGCTTCACGTACGTCCTCACCGGCAAGGTCGTCACCGACGAGGTGCTGTTCACCCCGACCGGCGCCTTCGGTCGCTGGGCGCGCTCGATCGAGCACTCGCTGCTCTCCTACGGCTTCCGCGAGGCGCCGCTGAACAAGCGGCAGAACAAGACCTACGGCCAGCCCCCGGTCGGGTCGCTCAAGGCGTCGATCCGGTCCGAGCTCCAGCAGGTGACGCTGCGCCGCTACAACATCGAGTTCTCCGCGAACACCGACTACGCCGCCTACGTCCACGAGGGCACCGGCATGATCTTCGCCCGGCGGGCCGGCGGCCAGTTCGGGGCGGCCTCGGCCGGCGAGGGCCTCTACCTGCCGGCGAACCCCGGCTACGGTGCCGCCCGGTGGCGCCAGCGCGTCCGCGGCCAGTCCGCCAACCCGTTCCTGCGGCGCGCATGGAACGAGACCGCACGCGCCCACTCCTCCATGGGTCGGTTCGCCCTCTACTAGCGCGCCTCCCCCCGATTCGGGGGCAGGCGCGCGCAACGGCTCGGCCGCCGTACCCTGCTGCTCGGACAGCCACCAACGGAGGAGCACGACATGGGCAAGGTATTCACCAGCGAGGTCGCTGACGTCACCGCCGAAGCCATCGACCTCGAGTACCCCTACGACTTCACCCTCGACGACCGCGTCGTGAACTACCGCAAGCCCGGCGCCGGTGAGGCCCTGTTGCTGCTCGCGGCCACCGGACGGCACGTACCCCCCATCCAGAAGCTGGCGGCGATCGTCGACCTGTTCGCCACCGTGATCGAACCGAAGGACCAGGACTGGATCATCCAGATGGTCCAGAACGGCCTGCTCGGACCCAAGACCCTGTTCGGCGAGCACGGCGACGACGGGATCTTGGCCGACATGCTCGAGGAGTGGAGTGCGCGCCCTACCAAGGCGTGATCCGACTCCTGGCGTTCGCCGACGCCAACTGGATCACGCTCGACGCCGAGCACCCGACCGTGGACCTGCTGCGGCTGCCGTGGCGCAAGCTCCTCAACATCCTCTACGTGGAGAACGCGCGTCGCTGGTACCAGCACGAGCGCGAGCTGCGCGGGGAGGCGGGTCCGGAGCCGACCTTCGCCGAGTTTGACTACCTCCTGAACGCCGCTCTCCCCGGGGGCAGCGAGCCGGAGGACGACCAGGACTTCATCGGGGACTACACGTAGGAGCGGCAGGTGTTCGGACTCGGCGGTGAGAACGTGGGCCGGGCCTTTGTGTCGCTGCACGCCAACGGCGACGATGTCCCGGACGACATCGGCGACGCCCTCGACAAGATGACCCCGAAGTTCAAGGAGGCCGGGGAGGAGCACTCCAAGGCGTACTCCGAGTGGTTCGACCGGGAGTCGAAGAAGAATAGCCGCACGTCCGCCGACACCTTCCTCGGCGGCTTCCGCGACGAGCTGGCCAAGGGCCTCAAGGACTGGGACCAGACGAAGGATGCTGCCCAGCGCCTCGAGATGGGGCTCCAGCGACTCAAGGCCATCGCCGAGGACAACGACCGGGTCGACCACAACTGGCTGCAGCGCTTCCACTCCAAGCTGGTGCTGGTGAACGAGGAGCTGGACAGGTCGGCCGCGCGGACCGGGAAGATGTTCGGCAAGGGGTCCCGCAACGACCTGGTCAACTTCATCGGCGCCGCGATCGAGGGCCTCTCCCGGCTCGGCGCCGTGGCACCCAAGGTCGCGGAGAAGCTGGTCGGCGTCTTCACCGGCAAGAGTTCCGGCGAGGGGATGGACCTCGCCAAGATCGCCACCCAGGTGGGCACCTCGATCGTCGGCATCGTGGTCGGCGTCGGCGCCCTGATCACGGTCCTCGGAGCCGCCGCCACCTTGGTCTCCGGGCTTGCCGCCGCCTTGATCGGGCTGGTCGCCTCGGCCACCTTTGCGGCCGGCGCCATCGGCGCCGTGGCCCTCGCGCTGGTCGGCCCCCTTGCCGTCGGCATCGGGGTCGTGGTCGCCGCCCTGGTCGGCATGGACGACCAGACCCGGAAGACGATCTTCAAGTCGGTCAACCCGCTGATCAAGAAGTTCAAGGAGGCCGGGGATGCCGCCGGCGAAGCCTTCGGGCCCAAGCTCGCCGCGGCTCTCGACAAGGCTGGGCCGGCGCTAGACGGGCTGGCCCCCTTCTTCCGCCGGGTCGGTTCGGCTCTCGGTGACGTCGTCGACGGCTGGGCCGAGATGACCCAGTCCAGCGGCTTCAAGCAGTTCATGGCGGCCTTCTCCGACTTCATCCCCCACGCCCTGCGCAAGCTGGGGGCCATCGCTGGGGACACCCTGGGCGGTATCGGCGGCATCATGCGCGCCGCGATCCCGATCACCCAGCGGTTCCTGGGCTTCCTGACCGATGCCGCCGACCGCTTCAACGAGTGGGCCAACAGCAAGTCGGGGCAGAGCGAGCTCGCCGACTTCTTCCACCGGGCGGCCGTCTCCGCCAAGGCCATCGGTGGGTTCATCCACGACGCGATCGAGGCCACCGCCCAGCTGCTCTCGGCCGGCAAGCGGTCCGGCGACTCCCTGTTCCGAGAGGCCGGTGACCAGCTCCAGCGGTTCACCGAGTACCTGACGGACCCGAAGAACCAGGACGCGATCAAGGACTTCTTCTCCAACGGGATCGATGTCGCTGAGCAGATCGGCAACGCCATCGTCGACATCGGCGAGGCCATCGGCAGGCTGGACACTCCCGAGTCGCGCGAGTTCCTGGCCTTCCTGTTCGACACCTTCGAGAAGGTTCTGGTCGTCCTTACCGATCTGGCTCCGATCGTGTCCACCGTGGGCGAGGCCATCCGGACCTACTTCGGCACGGCGGCTGCCTGGATTCTCGAGGGGTGGGGCAAGGTGATCGACCTGTTCCACGACCTCGGTGGGGTCATCTCCCACGCTGCCTCCGTCGTCGGCGACGCCACCCACCGGATCGTCGGCTTCTTCCGCCGGCTTCCGGGCCAGATCGAGGGGATCATCTCCAAGATCCCCGGCCTGTGGCACCGGGTCACCGACAACCTCGCCTACAACGCGGGCCTCGTTGTCGGCCGCATCATCCGCTGGTTCGCGTTGCTGCCGGGCAAGATCATGTCCTTCCTCGCCGACCTGCCCGGCCGGGCTGCGTCTCTGTTCTCCCGGCTGGTCGACCGGGCAATCTCCATCTCCGGCCGGATCGCCGACTGGTTCGGTAAGCTGCCGGTCCGCATCGGCAACGCCATCGGCAGCATCTGGTCGGAGATCAAGCACCTGTTCACCGACATCGTGGACAACGCGAAGGGGATCGTGGAGGACATCGCGGCCAGCTTCGTCGGGCTGGCGGGCAAGATCCTGTCCGCCATCGGGACCATCGATATCGGCTCGCTGATCAAGGCTCCTGGCGGCGGCCTCGGTGACTTCATCCACGGCGCGATCGACGGCATCAAGGGCAACGCCTCGGGTGGCCTCGGTGGCGTCACCAGCGGCCCGCAGCTGCGGTGGATCGGTGAGGACGGGCCCGAGGCCATCGTGCCCCTGAACCGGCCTCTCGGCATGGTCGATCCTTCGGTCCGCGCACTCTCGGCCATCGCCCAGGGCATGGGTCACCGGGGTGTCGACGCCTCCGGCTGGACGATCGTCACGCAGGGGCCCAACCCGTACATCGTGGCTCGCGAGGTCATCAACGACTTCGCCGCCAAGGCCCTGTTCTAGGAGGACGGATGAGCTGGGACGGTCTGCTGTTCTTCGACGACACGGAGATCATCAACACCACGCGCACGGAGGCGTACGCCGCTCGCGCGTCGTGGTTCTACCCCGCCTTCAAGAACGAGGTCATCCCGACCCTGCTCGGCCAGGACCCGTACTCGACCCCGGTGTTCGACCCGGCCCCCTGGTACGACGCGGACGACCCGCGGTCCGGCAACTTCTGGGGCGTCTACCCGATCTCGATCGACGGGCTCGACGACTCCTCCCGCGGCTCCACCGTCACCGAGTTCACCACCGACGGCGGCTCCCCGGGCCGGCTCCGCCACGGCACCAAGGCGGTCGTGATCCAGGCCATGCTGCTGGGGTCCGACGACGACGCCTGCGACTACGGGGCGGCCTGGCTGCGCCGCGCGTTGCTCGGGGCACTGTGCTCCAGCCAGCTGGTCACCACCAACTCGTTCGGCAAGCAGCTCGGCTTCCTCTCGGCCAGCCCGGTGCTCCCGGACGGTGTGGACCTGATCGACCCCACCACCGACGGTGTCGGCTACGTCGACGGCGGATTCCCCTGGGACATCGCCCCCGAGCCCGTCGAGGTGGACGCGGTACTGCGGGACTACCAGCGGTTCTGGCGCAACGTCGTCTTCAACGCCGGCCCCATCGTGCAGCGCAAGACCAACATGAGCGGCTGCGGCGGCGCGATGTGGATCGTGCAGTTCACCGGGGTCGCCGGGTCGGCGTACACCTTCGGGGCCGAGAAGGGACTCGTGCAGGGGTACCTGGACCCCGATGTCGAGAACCCCTGGGTCCCCGGGGCCATCCAGGGCTTCTACACCACCGAGCCGTACCTGTTCACCGAGGTCGAGTGCGGCACCGACCTCTGGGCACCCATCTACGACCCGCTGTGCAACGCGATGGTCGAGCCGCCGACTCCGCCGTCGGTGCCGATCGGGTGCTACACGCCGCCGGAGACGTGGCAGCGCGTCAAGCTGGCGATCCCGGAGCTGAACATCCCCCTGTGGGGCATGGTCGCCCCGACGATCACCGTGCACTCCGAGGAGGGTCTGCGGAACCTCCGCGTCCGCTTCTACCCGGACCCGGACGGTGACTTCGACCCGGAGGAGAATCCGTGCGACTACATCGGCGACTTCGTCCTGTCCTACATCCCGGTCGGCGGCACCCTGGTCTTCGACGGGCCCGGTGAGGAGATCTACGTCATCGACTCCCTCGGTCACCGACGTCGCGCCGACTCCCTGGTGTTCGCCAACGACTCGACACCGGTCCGCTGGCCGGTGCTCTCCTGCGGCTACGGGTACGTGGTCACCTTCGACATGCTCGAGGACGAGGCGGTGCCGGTCATCGACCTGTCGCTCACGCCCCGGAACTACTAGGAGCCCGCCATCCCCACCCACACGTTCGAGTACACCGGCGAAGGCGTTCGCTGGGCCATCCCCGACGACGTCGAGGTCGTAGACGTCGTCGTGCGCGGTGGGGACTCGCACAACACCCAGGGCGGCAAGGTCACCGGCTCCATCCGGGTCAAGGGCCAGGACGCACTCTGGATCGAGGTCGGACGCAAGGGGTTCGCACCCTCGGGCCGCAACGGCGGCGGGAAGTGCTTCGGTGGCGGCGGCCGTGGTGGCGACGGTGACGGCGGCTCGGCCGGCGGCTGGGGCGGCGGTGGCGCCTCCTCGATCCGGCTCAACAAGCGCACCGGGACCATCCGGGCGGTGGCCGGCGGTGCCGGCGGGGCCTCGGGCGACGGTGGCGAGGGCGGACGAGGCGGTGCCGGCCAGGGCGAGGGTGGCTCCCGTGGCGGCGCTGGAGCCGGTGACACCGCCGCGTCGACGGGCGGCACCCAGAACCAGGCCGGCAAGGGCGGCACCTCCGAGCTGGGCAAGGCGTACTGGGGTGGCGACGGAGAGCAGGCCCGTCTCGGGGACGGTGGCGGCGGCGCTCAGCCGAACGCCGCGGACGTACGCGGCGGCGGTGGCGGCGGTGGCGGGTTCTACCCGGGCGGTGGTGGAGCCGCAGGCAGGGCCGGGGATGCCCCGGGCGTCGGCGGCGCCGGGGGCTCGAACTACATCGAGGGCATGTTCGGCGCTGCGTCGTTCCGTGGCAGCAGCGGCGCCGACACCCACGGCTCGGTCACCCTGACCTGGTCGGCCGTGAACCCGCCGGTCCCGCCCGCGAGCATCACCATCGACGGCCACCCGATAGCCGATGGACTGGCGACCAAGGCCACCACCCAGGTGGTGGTGCGCGGCACCCCGAACGACCCGAACTCGACCCGTGGCGTGCGGATGCTGATCTGGCGGTCGAAGACCAGCGACTTCGCCGACCACTCCGTCTGGCACGGCACCTACGACGAGTCCGAGGAGCGGGACAAGGCCACGATCACCGGCCTCGACCAGAACACCCGGTACTACCTGCGGATCTACACCCAGGACATCAACGGCCGCCTCTCCCACGACTACACGTCGACGAACTTCTGGACCAACCGGCCGCCGAACGCGCCCGCCCTGACCAGTCCCGCCGACAACTCGCAGGTCTCGGCACTGCTGAACGTCACCTTCACCTGGAACGCCTCTGACCCGGACCCCTCCGACCCTCAGGCCGCCTGGCAGCTGCGCTACCGCAAGGCCGCGACCCCGATCTCGGACGCGGGCGAGTGGGTCGCCACCGACGTGCACACCGGCGACGACGAGACGTGGACCATCGACGCCGGCACCTTCAAGGGCAACACCTTCTACGAGTGGCAGGTCCGCACCCGAGACGCGCAGAACGCCTGGGGCGAGTGGGCGTTCCCGCGGTCGTTCTACGTCCTGGCCAGCACCACGCCCCCGCTGATCCTCTCCCCCGACAAGGGCACGGCGATCGTCGCGAGCCGCACCAACCGGTTCCGGTGGAAGTTCCGGGACCCCGAGGTCGGGGTCAGCCAGCACCACGCCGACTTCCGCTACCGCGTCTTCGGCGGCATCCCGGGCGACTGGGAGACCATCTTCGGCGACGTGACCACCCCGGGCTCCGACCAGTTCTGGGACATGGACCCCGGCACGTTCGAGACCGAGTTCCTCTACGCCTACCAGGTCCGCACCATCGGCACCACGGCCAAGACCTCCGACTGGTCCGAGGAAGCCTACTTCTGGACCGCCCGCACCCCCGGCTCCGGCGCCGGTCTCGAGGTCATCTCCTCGGGCCGGCCCCAGGACCCGCTGGGGATGGGCGCCAACCGGGCGTTCGTCTACGCGCGCGGCGGCGAGACCCTGATCGGCGAGCTCAAGCCCCTCACCACGATCAACTGGAACCGCAAGCGCGACGACATCTCCGGCGGCTCCCTGATCATCAACCAGTGGGACGACGAGGGTCGGCTGTTCCTCGGTTCGCTGCGAACGTGGCAGCACGAGGTCGTGGTCTTCCGGGACAGCGTCCGGGTCTTCGAGGGGCCGATCACCCGGATCGCGGCGTCGAAGGACCGCATCGAGATCGAGTTCAAGGACGTGATGGCCTACGTCTACCGCCGCATCATGCGCCAGGGGTACGCCGACAACTACCAGGTCGTCAATGGCGAGCAGCTGGGCCTCACCACGGTGGTGAACCGGGGTGCGCAGATCATCCTCAACGCGCTGGCGTACGACGACCCGAACGTGCTGCCCTACCTGACGATCCTCGACAACGTCGGCGACGCCAAGAACTCCCGGGTCCGCAAGGACTTCTCGTCCACCGCATGGGAGGAGGTCGACGACCTCGCCGCGCACGCCGGCCTCGACTACACCACTGCCGGGCGCCGGATCCTCCTGAACGACACCCATCGGCCCGTCGGCCGGCTGCCCGAGATGGGCGACGGCGACTTCTCCGACCCGCCGGTGGTGACCGAGTACGGGATGGAGCTCGCCAACGTGCTGGCGGTGACCAACAACAACGGGATCTACGGCATCGCCTACCGCGGCGTCGATGCCGACCACGTCCCCCTCGGCCCCGAGGGCTTCGTCGAGATGCTCGACTCGGCGTACGGCGAGTCCGAGGGCGCCGGCACCGAGCAGACCCTCACTCGCGAGGCCCGCAAGCGCCTGGTGGCGACGCTGACCGCGCAGGCGACCCGCAACATCGGCGGCCGCTACACCACCTACGGCCCGGCGCCGCTGGTGGTGCGCGTCCCCGACAACTCGACCCTGTCGCCGGACGTCAACCTGGGCATCAACCAGCTGATCCCGGGCGTCTGGATTCCGGTCCGGTCCTCGAGCGGGGTCCGCGACGTGGCGCAGTGGCAGAAGCTCGACGCGATCGGCGTCACCCAGGACGCGAACGGCGAGAAGATCGCGGTCACCATGTCGGCGGCGCCGAACGACGGGAACGACCCGGACGCCGACGAGGCTGCGGCCGAAGAGGCGGGGTGAGCCATGTCGAGCAGCAGTAGCTCATGGCCCATTGCCGTCACTGGGTACGACTCCCTGCGGCTGCTGACCCGCCGGGTCGACCGGCAGGCCCGCAACGCCTCGCCGATCTCGGCCGCCGACCTGCTGGGCCCCGGCATGTCTTCGCAGGCGGTGCACATCCTCGACCTGAACGACGAAGTCGCTACCTTCAACGGCTTCTTCTACGTCAGCGCCGGGGGCCAGAACGCGCCCGTGATCCTTGACGAGGACGACGAGCCGATCCTGCTCTCCTGGATCGGCACGGTGATCGCCCGCCAGGACGGCACCGGCACCCAGCAGATGTGGAACACCGATGACCCGGGGTCCATGTACTTCCGGGTCCGCAACTACGCCCCGAACCCCGTCGACCCGGACGGGCCGCCCATCTTCGGGGAGTGGCAGCGGTTCGCCACCCGGTCCGGGTTCGTCGAGGAGGACGACCTCCACCCCGACGTCCGCGACGACATCGACCAGGCGCTCGAGGACGGTGGGAACGCCCTCCACCTGGCCGAGTCGCTGAACAAGCGCTACCAGCAGGCAACCCCACCGACCGACCCCGACAGCAACGGCCGCGTGCTGGTCACCAACGACACGTGGTTCGACAGCGACGACACCAACCGGCCCTACCGGTGGAACGGGTCCGCCTGGGTGGACGCGACCCAGTCGTGGCTGATCTCCAACCCGACCACCACCTTTCCGAACGTGGTGATCTCGCCCTTCGGCCTGGTCGCCTACGACGCCTCCGGGGTCGCGGTCACCACCATCGACTCCTCCGACGGCTTCCTGACCACCACCGGCTCCATCTTCGCGGGTGCCGACATCTCCGGCTCGACCGTGACCGGCGGAACCGTGCAGACCGACGCCGACCCGGACGTCGGAGTCAAGATGAACAACCTCGGGTTCCTCGCCTTCGACGCGGCGGGCGACGAGACGGTCCTGATCTCGGCGACCGACGGGTCGATTCTCCTGCGCGGGGGACTGTGGGCCGGCGGGTGGCTCCAGACCGGCGACGCCTCCGACGCGCACATCGAGATCGGCCGCCCGTTCTTCGACTCCGCCACCATCATCTGGTACGACGACACCGGCGCCATCGACAGCTTCCTGGCCGGCGGTACCGGCGTACTCGCCACGACGGTGGAGTTCCAGGCGCCCGTGTTCGTCGGCCGGGGCACGATCCCGGTCGGCGGGATCGTGGCGTGGGTCATCTCGAGCATCCCGTCGGGCTGGCTCAAGTGCGACGGGTCGACGTTCTCGTCGTCCACCTATCCCGACCTGTACGCCCTGCTCGGGACCAACGTCCTCCCGGACCTGCGCGACCGCCAGCCGGTCGGTGTCGGCACCGAGGTGGCTCTGGGCGGCACCGAGGGCCGTGCGCTGGGGCTGCGCAACCCGGTCGCCCACAGCCACATCACCCTCGGGCACCGCCACGACATCGCCGACGATGGCAGCCACGACCACGGTGGCAACACCGGCGACCCCTCGGGCACGGTGGACCGCGCGGCCGGTGGAGTCGCCGCCGCCGGTCCGAACCACACCCACCCGATCAGCAACGGGGGCACCCATGACCACGGCGGACAGACCGCCATTGAGGACGACACCACCGGGACCAACACGGCCGGGTACTACGGCGTCAACTTCATCATCAGGGCAAGGTAGACAGGAGCGGGCAGGCATGGACGACATCGACTTCTCGGGGTACACCGACGAGGAGCTGGCCACGCTGGCCGGCGACATCGCGGCCCTCCAGGCGCAGCGCAACCGGGTCTCCAAGGCTCCGGACGACCTGCGGATGATCGCCCAGCAGTACCTCTCGGACGGCGGCAACCTCGCCACCCTCCAGGCGACGCTCGGCGAGCTGGATGGTTGAGCGCGCGCCGTCGTGACAGGCTGGGTCGAACGCACACTCCGGAGGTACCCGTGAACAATCCCCCGAGCAGCCCCCCGAGCAAGCCGAGGGCCGGCCTCGCCGACCAGCTGCGCAGCGACCTGGGGGTCGCCAAGCGCCACCGCGAGGACGCCGACCGGCTGGTCGCGATACTGGACCTGGCCGTCCAGCTGGCCGTTCAGGTGGACGGCCTGCTGGCCGAGAACGCCGAGCTCCGACGTCACGCCGAGGAGCTGGCACGATCGACCGCCGCGTCGCAGACCGAGTCGCAGACCGAGTCGCAGACCGAGTCGCAGACCGAGTGATGCTGGAACTCGATCCGCCGGACGACCCGCTGGAGCGGCTGCTCTACCTGCTGGAGATCGAACAGCTGGTGGAGCGGGAGCTGGAGGCCGCGTACAGCCGCGCGTACTTCGACGCACGGCTCACCGGCCAGATCGACGCCGCGATGGACCTGCGCCGGCACTCCCGCAAGGACATCCTGGCCATGACCCGGCGCCTCAATCACGAGGCGGGCCTCCAGGTGTCCTGGGGCGACGGCCTCGATCGCCGCTCGGTCCGCCCGAGCTGAATGCTCGGTTACCTAGGTAACCGAGCGCCATCCGGACGCACGGAAGGCCCCCGACCCGCATCGAGAACGGGTCGGGGGCCTTCTGGCCGGATCTTGGCGGATCGCTGAGAGCCGATCTGCGGGCCTCGGAGCGGTTCGGCGGCCTAGGACTCGCGGGAGCCGTCGCGCGGCGTCCAGGGGTCCCACTCCACGCTCCTGGTGGCCCGCCAGGTCCGCAGCAGCTGGCGGCCAAGGCCGATGACGGCGATGGTGGCGCCGGTGGCCATCCCAGCGCGGCCGAGAAGAAGCGCCAGGTCACGGACCGCGTAGTCCTCCCCGAACCAGAGCATCAGCAGCCCCCGCACCTCGACCTGCCACAGCGACACGAGGGTCAGGACCATTGCGATCCCGAACCACGACCGCCACCACGGCTGGAGCAGGCCGTACAGCAGCAGCAGCGCGGTGGTGGCGACGAACGCGACGTACAGGAGCGCGTCGGAGAGCCAGTCCATCATCACGAGCCTCCCATGATCGACCGGAGGATGTCCTCGCGGATGTGGTTGCGCTCCCGGAGAGCGCCGAGCCGGGCCCCCAGCGTCTCGTACGCCGGCGTCTGCGCGCGGACCGTCCGGGTGCGCTGGATCTCCCGGTTCAGCGCCGACTCCGCCCGGTGTCGGGCCAGCTCCCCCTCCGTGGGTCCCTCCATCGGCACGTCCGTACGCGGTTCCGGGATCGACACCTCGACCGGGGGCTTCGAGCGGTGCCACAGCTTCACGACGCCCCTCCAGTGGATTCAGGGCGGATAGCGGTCAGGACGGAGTCCAGCGTACGCCCGATCTCGGCGACCGCCGCGAGCTGCTTCGCCTGCTCGGCGAGCTGGGCATCCTTCTCAGCCATCTGCGCGTCCTTGATTCGCGACTCGGTGCGCCACTCCTGGCGGTCGTGGTCGTTCCGGTCGATCTCCCGGTCCTTCGCCCCGATGGCCGCCTCGTGCGCGGTGGTCAGGATCGCCATCCGCTCGAGATGGTCCTTCTCGGTGAGGATCTTGCCGCGCGCGAACAGGATGCCGACGAAGATGAACGCGGCCCAGCCGGTCGACCAGCCGATCGCCGGCAGGCCGACCCCGTCGACGACCGCCCAGGCGGCGAGCGCGATCATCCGAGGTCAAAGGGCTCCGTGCGGTCCGCCGCCGTGCCGGCCACGAACGTCACGATCGCCACCGGGCCGGCCGCCGAGTTGAGCACGGCGATGGCCCGTATCCGCGGGTCGTCGGCGAGTGGTCCCCGGATCGCGACCGCATCGACCTGCACCGACCGGTACACCCCGTAGCCGTCCGGGTCGCCGACCACGCACGAGGAGACCCGGGTGGGTCGCTCGTCCACCTGACTGAGCAGCTGCTGCGCTGCCTTCGCTACTCGTCGCATCGGCCGACCTCCCTTGACGAACTCCTGCGCCGCAGGGTATCGGACCTGCGGCGCAGGAGCCGTCAGGCGCGGCTCAGAACAGCGGCAGCTGCTCGGACGGTGGGGCATTCAGGCCCAGCCGAGTGGCGATCTCGTCGGCGAGTCGGGCCCACTGGTCCCGCTCCCGCTGCGACAGGGCGGTGTCGGCTGCGCTCTCCCGGTACGCCTTGAGCACCGTCGACAGCCGCGGCACCGGCTCCGCCCCGGCCTGGGCCCGCCGCACCTGCTCCAGGTGGCGCAGGTTCCAGTCCTCCGCCTCCTGGCTCGACTTCACGGGCTGCGCCTGCTTCTTCTTGCACGAACAGGTCCCGATGACGCCGTCGCCGGACCTCTTCACTGCCGTCACGTGGTTCGTCACCGGAGCCCCCTCTAGATCTTCGCCCGACACACCGGGCACACGTCGACACCGTCCCGGATCAGCCAGCCGCTCGAGCGCAGCAGATCCTCCAGCTCGGGCATCGTCAGCGTCGCCGAGGCCAGGCTGGCCGGGCAACGGTCGCAGCTGATGCCGACCTCCGCCGGCACCGTCGAGGACAGCAGCCGCAGGTCAGCCATCGGCGATCGCCGCCGAGAGCCGCTCCCACACCAGCCGAGCATGCCGGTCGAGGCTCTCGGCCGGTTCGGGATCACCCAGGAAGGCCCGCGCCCCGAGGGCGGCGAGCGCCACGTCCAGCAGCTCGTACTCGATATCCGCCAGCGAGTGCGTCTGCCCCTTCCGGGGGTTCTCGCCGAGCTGACCCAGGATCGCAGTCACCACCTCGCCCGACTCCTCGACCATCTTCATCAGTCGTCGCCACATGTGGGCTTCCGGATCGAGCTTGACCGCGTAGGAGTTGTCGACTGCGTCCGAGATCTGGCGGATCACCTCGCTGGTCGTGGGTCGAGAGACTCCGCCCCGCAGTGGCAGTCCGTCGACCAGGCAGATTCGGTCCGCGTACACCCCGGGCGTCAGTGCCGCCTTGGCCGGATCCCATGGCGACTTCGACGCGATCACCTTCACTCGTGGGCAGTTGGCCTCGTGAACCTCGCCGGTGCGGTTGTTCACGACGTACTCCGTCGCGTGCTCACTCATCGCTCTCCACCTCCTCTGCCTGATCCATTGTCAGGACGTCGACCATCTGCTGGAGCAGGTCTGCGCGGCCTCCGCTGTCGCGTTCGACCAGCATGGGCGTGACCTTCGTCCACCGCTGACGACCGCCGGGACCGATCTCGCCGACCTCCAGATGGGCCGTCAGCATGGTGCCCTTGACTCCGAACGCGAAGCCGAACGTGATCCGCACCTGTCGCTCGTTCAGGACGTCACGGAACTCCCTCGCCGTCTCAACCTTCCTCATGGCGGCCATCAGCTGATCACGCCCAGGATGTCGTCCCAGTTCGCGCGCAGGTCGTCGTACCGTTCGGCGATCTCCACGATCTGCGCCCGCCGCTCCTCCTCCAGCAGAACCTGGCTGTCGAACAGGTCGCGGTCGAGGACCGACTCGATCTCCGACTCGATCAGCGCCGTCAGGACCCGGGGCTCCAGGGCGTCCAGCTCCCATGACGAGTCGCCGTAGGTGGCGATGTAGCCGAGTGCGCGGGAGTCGGTGACCTTGGCCGGGTCCGGTGGCGGGTCGTACTGGCGGATCTGATCCATGTTCAGCGCGATGCGCCGCACCTCGACATCGCCCCACGACATCTGCTCGAGCCGGTCACGAATGTCCCGGGTCATGTCGATGCCCGACGGGTCGTGGTCGCCCAGGTGGATCACCACCGGCATCAGTCCCTGGTCGCGGCGCCGCTCGAACCGCTTGGCGGCGTCGTACATCGCGGTCTGCGACACGTAGCCTCGGCATGCGAACGTCGGCACCCGGTATCCGCCGGCGGCTTGGCGGACCACGTCGGCCAGCGCCTCCTTCTCGACCCACACCTCGGGCCGGTAGTCCTGTCCCTTCCACAACGGCTCGGTGTAGTACGAGGCGTACCGAGCGATCGAGTCGCCCGGTGTGGTGGCCGGGTAGTAGCCGCCGCCGACACTGCGGGTGCGGTCCTCGATGTGCGACCAGTCCATGAGTCCCGCCAGTCGGGCATCGTTGATCGCCGAGCCCAGGTTCTTGTAGCTGCGGCTGGTGTTCTCGAAGTCGGGCATCGTGCTGACGAACCGGTAGTACAGCTGCCGGAGCGTCAGGCTGTAGCCCTGAGCCCGGTAGTCCTCACAGATCTCGACCGCCCGCTCGATGATCTCGAGAGTGGACGGTTTGAACCGTCTCGTGATGAAACGCTCCTTCATGGTGTTCTCCGTTCGTTCGATTACTCGGGTAACTCAGGTACGCCCTTCGGGTGAAATGACTACACATCCCCACGGCTGGCCGCCGCGCTGGCGTGCCGGGACGCCGCAGCAGATGGGGCACGGGAAGCCGTTACCGTGACGGCACGCCCCCCAGCCGTTGCGAAGGGGGACGTGGCGATGCCTGTCGCACGGCGCTTCCGCGAAGCAACAGTCCGTGACACCCGTCCGCTCGTCAGAAGCGTTGAGCGAAGGGCGAAGCCACACCCCCTCGCCCTCGTGATTGGTGACCTGCATGTCCTCGCGCCAACGCAGAGCGTCCAGCAGTACGGACTCCGCACTCTCGGTCTTGGGGTTGTGGTCATTCGGCACGGCCGACCTCCTCAACTGGCTCCCACTCGGGCATGCTGACCTGCTTCTCCAGGCGCACGTTGCGCACGAACCCGCGGTCCTCACCCGCCCACTGGCGCAGGGCGTTGTACTGCTGCCACGGGTTCGAGTCCTCCTTAGAAACCTCCTGCCAGTGCTCGTCCGGGATCTCGCTGTTGGGGACGGTCTGGGTGACGTTCTTGTAGAACATCGGGTCCCCGTTGCAGTAGAGGTGCAGGTGGGTCTGGCTGACGATCTCGAACGTCAGGCGGTACAGCTCAGCCACGGCGGACTCCCTTGACAGTGATGACGTGGGTCTGCGTGCCGTCCGACTTGTGGTGGACTGTGACGCCCGTGACCTCGGCGCTCCCGGCCGTGACGAGGCAGTAGTCATTGCCGATCTGCATCGTGTCGCTGTCGCCGGTTGCGGGGTCGGTCGCGGTCACTCGGATGTGGTCACTCTCGGGCGAACGCTCGATCATCCGTCGACCTTCCGCACCGGCTTGATGTCGATCCGGTAGTGGCCCTTGCGCTTCGACGCTGGGACCTCGGTCGGGTTCGTCCACGTCTGCCGCAGCAGCCACTCTCCCGTGGACCCAGAGATCCCGTCCAGCTTCGCCTTTGCCTCCCGCTTGAGCTTGTCACCGCGGGTGGTCAGGTTGCGGCCCTCGACGTACGCGAGGATCGCCGACACCGCGTCCGGGTCGTCGAGCAGGCCCGACACGTCAGTCTCCCACTCCCGGCACTTCGCGAAGTAGCCACAGGTCACCCGGCAAACCTCCCGAGGGGGCCGCTTCTCCGCTTCCTCTTCGTTCAGGTAGGCGTAGACCACCGACTCGAGCTCGTCGATCCCACGGTCGATGATCTCCGGGTTGAAGGATTCGAACTGGACGTGGACCCGCTTCTCCACGGCGCCCCGGTCGAGCCAGAAGTTCCCGACCATGACGTCCTCCAGTGCGAGGTCCGGGAAGTGGCCGGCCTCGAACGCGGCCAGCCCATAGGCGTGCCGCTGGAACTGCTGCTGGAACGACGGGCCGTCCCTCTCGATCGCGGACAGGCCGAAGTCGGTGTTGTGGGTCGGGATCCACCCCTCCGAACACAGATAGGTCTTGGTCGGCGAGTCCACCGCGATGCACTGAGTTGGTACCGACTCGACCCGCTCGACCGACGCGATGGCGTGGCGCTGAGCCTCACGAACCTGCACCTTCGATCCCTTCCTGGTCAGCGCGAACGGATTGAACGACGGCGTCCACTCGACGACATGCGCCTGGACCTCTTTCCCGTAGCCGTGCGCGAGGTGGGCGTTGTACTGAACTCGCTCGCCGAGCGATCGCGCCAGCTCGGCGAGCCCGAGCGCTACCGACTCGGTCGTGGATGTGAACGACACCCGACGACGTGCCTTGTTCCAGGTTCCGTCGGAGTCCATGAGTCCCCGCAGCAGCATCTTCCGGTCGGAGGGCGATGCCCGGAGGTACTGGACCGGGAAGCCCTTAGTCTCGAAGATGCCCAGCGCCTCCAGCTCCAGGCGGAACTGGTTACTGCGTACCATTCGGCCATCGGCACGCCGCTTCACCTCGTTCGTCTGGATGGTGAGCAACGCGGCCTGAGAGCCTCTCTTGTCGGGGGTCACAGTCGCCCGCCACCCGAGCCTCGTCACGCGCCGGTGGACCTCCTCAGCGTCCGCGAGGTTCGCGGTCACCCGGGGCATGCAGCGCTGGCCATTGCCGACCCAGTAGCCCAGCAGCCATGGATCCAACGCCGGCACCCCGGGGTCGCCCGCGCAGGCGTCCGCGAGCACGGGCACCGTGACCGCGCGACCCGCCTGCCGCTGTTCGGCGATCCACGACGCGGTCTCGACGCGCTCGTGACCCTTGCGGTCAACCACGACCCACCGGTGCTCGTCGTCGCAGATCACCTGCTCGCCGGTACGGAACGTGACCCGCCAACAGTCGATGTTCTTGACCTCCGACTTGAACGTCACGCGGGTCCGCGCTCCGTCACGGTCGTAGACCTCATCGCCCACCCGGAGGTCGCCCATCGCGGTCCAGCCGTTCGGGACGGGCAGGAGCGTGTTGAGCGCGAGACCCTTTCCGTCGAGGATCCCCCAGTCCGGCCGGATGATGTCCGGGTGGCCGGGCAGGTTGTAGACCTTGCCCTGGATGCGTAGCCGCAGCATCACCTCCGCCTGGAGGATCGCGTCGGGCCACAGCTGGGCCTTGAGCGCCTCCTCCACCTCCTTGCCGACCGCCTGTCCGATGACCGCCGCCAGCATGTCGGTGCCCTCCGGGACCTGATTGTCGAGGGTCCGGCGCAGCCGCTCCGGGCAGTACCCGACGTCGGAGATGCCGAGCTTGAACTCGGCCGCGTGCCGCGACCGGTCCGTGTCGGCCGCGTGCTGCTGGATCGCCTCGTAGATCTGCTTGGCCAGCAGGTGCTCGTCCTCCGACATCACCCCGTGCGAACAGTCACACGGAGCCTCGTTCTCCTCGACCGTCAGCACGCAGTCGAGGTGCCGCTCGTTCCTGCACGGCAGGCAGATCTCGACCGCCATCAGCCCTCCCTCTCGTTCACTCGAATCGCGGTCGCGATCCGTTCAGCGATCGGCCACATCTCCGCTGCCATGGTGGGCGACTCGGTGTAGCCCAGCGCCGTCACCAGCTCGCGATGGGTCACCTCCACCCGGGTCAGCCGTCGGCCGGCCACAACCCGCCCGGCGCGCAGTCCCCGTGGGCGCAGCCCAGGAGGCGGGACGGTCGCGCTCGCGAATGTCAGCACCAGTGCACCGAGACGATCCGCCGCGCGTCGCGCAGGCTCGGTCATCTTCTGCATCTCGGCGGCGAGGTGTCCCATCCGCTCGGTCACTCCGGCCATCATGGTCCGGAAGCGCGTAGCCACACAGTGAGCCCGCCAGCTGCGGTCCCCCTCCCGCTTCATCCATGGCACCAGCGCAATGGCGGCCACCACCAACGCCGCCTCGGAGACGTACAGCAACCAGATCATCAGTCGTCACCTCCGTACTGCAATGTGGGTGTCGAGCCTTTGGTGTCGCCCGGGACCTCCATGACGGTGCGGTCGTAGCCGTAGCCGAACGGGTCCCATGGCACCACCTTGGTCCAGATCCGCCGCGGTTCGGGGAGCGGCGCCTCCATCTCCGGAACCCACTCGGCCAGCGCGACCTCTCGAGCCAACTCGGCGTCGTGGGTTCCGTAGACCAGGACCACCCAGTAGTCCTCGTCCCACATCACCGTCTGAGCTCGGAGGGGCTTGCGGGGCCGGTAGAGCGCTCCGCTCGGGCGCGCCGTGGGCGCGACCTTCGGCGTGGCTCTCACGCTTGGCTCCTCTGCGCGTAGACCCACTGAGCAATTCGGTGACCCTGAGCTGGGTCGATGGTGGGCCAGAGCGACCGCACCAGCATCAGTGACCACGCTCGTTGGAGCTGGCCCGAGGACATCCGGTCCAGCGGGATCTGCGGCTGCTCGCCCATCACGCACCGCCGTGACGGCACGAGCAGTCCACGATCAGGCCGTTGGCGGTGTCCAGCGCCTGGCGGGCGCAGATCCCGCACTTCCCAGCTGCACACTCCGGGCAGACGAAGCCGCCGGCGTTCGCCCTGTCCTCTGCGGCCTGGAGAGCGGCGACGTCGGCCGCCGTCAGGCCGCAGTACTCCGCGTGCTTGATCAGTGCGCGACGCCGCCGACCCCGGTCTTCCGGGTCGACCGACGTCGGCGGTCCGACTTCCGAAAGGAACTCGGCGAACTCGCGCACGGTGTCCGCGTCGCCAACCGTGATACTGCCGTTGGCCTGACGGCGTTCCAGGATGGCCTCGATGCTCTCGCTCAGCTCAGTCATCAGTTCGCCTCCGTGTGATCGGCGGTCGGCTCGCCGCCCCCGCCGAGGGCCTTGTCCACGTTGGCCTGCCGGGCCTGCTGCATCGCCGGCTCGTTGGCTGCGTGCTCATCGAGCTTCGCGTTCAGCAGGACCAGCAGCGGCGCGAGTCGGTTGCCGTCCGGGTCGGTCACCGGGACGTCGAGCAGACCACGCTCAGCGGCCCAGCGCTTCACCCCGTCGACCTGCGCGAACGACACCGACTCGGGCAGGCCGTCGGCGACCTTCTGGGCCTGCTGCTCCGGGGTCGGGCCGGCAGCGCGCTGGAAGACCTCCGAGTCAGGGTCGGGCTCGTCGGTGGGCAGGCACAGGGCCTGGAGGAGGAACACCCGGAACGCCACCGACATCGCCTTGGCAGTGCCCTTGTCGCCGGTGTCCATCGACTCGCCGGGGGCGGAGCCGAACATGGTGTCGCCGGCCGGACCGGTGATCGTATAGTCCACCAGCACCGTCACCTCCCGCGACGGCTTGTTGCCCCGGGTCATCACGTCCCGGTAGTTCGCGGTCCGCACCGACGGGATCACCGAGACTCCCTCGAGTCGAAGGATCGGGCCCACGAGGTTCATCACGTCGTCGATGCCGCGAAAGCGGAACCGGCCACCGCCCTCGCCGCCGTCGTACTGCTGTCCCTTGCCGAGCGCCAGCGCCTGCTGCATCACCCGTGCCCACGCCTCGTACACCGTGGGCACCGCGGCGGCCGCAGGAACCGTTTCAGTCGTCGTCATGCTCCATCTCCGTTCATCGTTGAATCTGGGTTACTCAGGCAACCCAGTGTCCTACCGACCGCCGACAGGGTCGACTATCCGCGCGATCCTCCCCGCTCCATCGCCGCGCCACCGTCCGCAGCCTTCCAGCCGCCGTCCTCGTCGAGCATGATCCACCCGCGCGAGTGGTGCCACACCGGCACCGTCGCAGGATCGACGCCGGGCCTGACGACGTAACCCCTCGGCCTAGCCCATCGGGGATCGGAGTGGACGCGGCCGTGACACCCGGTCTGGTTGCCCCAGCCACAGAGCAGAATCCCGTTGGCCGGAGTGTGCGCCTTGCCGTCGCCGTTCTCGCGCCGGCGTCGACGATGGTGCTTCTCCTGGCCGATGCCGCCACAGGCCACACACCCGCCGACGTCCCTGATGTCGATCAACGCCCGATCCCGGGTCGAGAACCCCAAGTTCACGATGCGACCTCACCGCGTGAACTGATCAGTCCGGCGCAGCCGTCACAGAAGTTGATCCCGAAGCCACGTCCGCTGTCGGCGCGAGTCTCGGCGACGGGCCACTCCCACCACGTCCCGTCGGCGTTGCGCTGCGGGTAGCGCCCGCACAGTGAGCGGGGTCCGTTGCGGCGGCGTGAGCCGTCTGGGTTGTGCCACGACGGCTTGCTCGGGTCGATGACGTGGGCCGTCGCGCTGTCGCTGGCGACCTGCCACTCGACCTGCGCTGTCTCGGGCGTTGACTCAACCATCGGCGTCACCGGCAGGTGGCACGTTCCGGAGCTCGACGCGGACCTGCACAGGTGTGGTCGCGAGGTCGACGATGAGGAGATCGTGGCCCTGCTCGACGCGGACGCCAGTCAGGTCGTGACCGGGCGCGGACTTCACCGCCCACTTCGCCGAGGCGATCCCCTCCTGCAACGTCACGGTGACGGAGGTGACGCCGATCCCACTCCGCCCCGCCTTGACCCAGCGCTTCACGAGGAGTCGCTCTTGACCGGCTCGCCGGACCGCTGCTCCCAGGCACCGCGCCGGTGGCCGTTCTCGTCGACCGAGGCGAAGATCGGCAGCAGCCGCCGGATCAGACCGCGCACGTAGGTGTCCTCGAGCGTGGGCACCGTGTCCTTGATCGCCCCGTCGAGCATGTCGACCAGGCCCGGCGACGCCGGACGGTACGAGCCGGCCTCGGTCGGCGGGTGGACGCGGGCAGTGGTCCGCACCATCGCGAACCCCAGCATGTGAGTGAGGTCTTCGGCGGTGGGCATGTCCGCGGCCGAAGACCTGCCCCAGATCTCGTCGCACTGCTGCGCGAGGTGTAGGTCGTCGTGCGTGCACCGGCGGTCGTCATGGTGGGCGTTGTCAGCCACTCGCAGCGGTCCGTCCGTCAGTGCGTCATGGTCGAGCTCCCAGATGTGCTCGACGTCGTTCCACACGACGGGCACGATCACCTGCTCGGGAATGCGGTGGGTCATCCTTCTCTCCGTTCGGGGTGGTGGATCAGACGCCGCGCGTTGCGCGGGCAATGGTCTCGGTGAGCACCTCGGCGGCGGAGTTCTTCACCGCGGCCAGGGTCTGGGTTCGAGCCTCGGCGACGACCGCCGCCAGCTCCTTCTTGAAGGCCATGTTGACCTCCGCGTCGATGATCCTCTGGACCATCGTCTTCCCGCGGCCGGCGCTGTAGCCGTCGCGCAACTCGGGCACCTTGAGCGCGTCCTGCACCTGCTTCCCGATGAGCTCGCGCAGCGGCACCGCCGTCCCGACCGGGCTCCCCCACTCGGAGGTCTGCTGGACCGGTGCGTTCATGGTCTCCCGGACGATGGCCTCGATCTCGGCCTCGATCGTGGGTCTGACGGCCGCCACGATCGACTCCTTGATGTCCTTGCGGAGCGACTTGACCAACAGGGCCGCGCAGGCGTCCACGATCTGGTGCTCGAGCGAGGACGCCTCGTAGACGTCCTCGTCAGAGTCGGGGTCGTAGCTGCGATAGCGACCTCGGGGGTCGACGGCCGTGAGGATTGCGCCCAGGTCGACGTCGATGGTGATGCCGTTGGCGCTCAGCCGGGTCGGCTGAGCCTCGGGGGTTCCGTTCTCGGTCATGCGTTCTCCGTTCTCCGTTCGGTTACTCGAGGTAACCGGCTTGCCTAGCCTACCGGGTCTGCCACGGTGGGTCACTCGTGCTGTCACTCCTCGTCGTACGCCAGATCGGTCCAGTCCTGTCGCGGTCGCCACACGTCCTGCACGGTCGTGGCCCGCTCCTCCTCCCACCCCCATCCGTTCTCCACCAGCGCCATCGGGAAGGTCCGCTCGTCACGGTCGCCGCGCCACGCCGTCAGCACCGCGGACTTCTCCCCCACCCGGGTCATGCCGTAGCCGAACTCCGGCCAGCCCATCAGCGCCGCCGAACCGCGCGGCCGCAGGTCCCGCCTCCGTCCGGCGCCCATCACGTGGCCCGCGTGCGCCTCGATCAGGATCGCGATCCCTCGCTCCCGGATGGTGTCCAGTGCTGCCAGCACCGGTCCCGCCTCGTCGTCGGTCTGCAACGCCTTCGGGGACATCTTGTAGAGCGGCCCGATGGCCAGCACCTCCGGCTGGCAGGCATCGAGCTCGCGGTGGATCTTGTTCAGCACCCGGTCCTGGGTGATGTCGGACCGACCCATGTTCAGCACCGTCGCCAGGCCCGCTGCTCCGCGGCCGTGGTTGACCGCGTAGCCGTACGTCGCCTCGGTCCGGCGCCGGATCTGCCGCTTGCTGTTCTCGAAGTCGATGATCATCCCGCGCACCGGTCGGATGTGCCGCCATGGCCGGAACGGGTCGAGGCCCGCGGACGCCATGATCGCTACCTGCCGGGTCCAGTGCGACTTGCCCGCGCCCTCGGCGGCGGTCAAGAGAAACCGATCGCCACGTTCCAGGAATCCGGGAATGACCCAGTCCGGGTCCTCCGGCACCTCGAGCATGATCTCATCGAGCGTCATCGCCTCGATGTCGTCGTCGACACCACCCGCATCTCGGACGGCCGCGAACCTCGCCGCCGTGGAGGCCGCGAGGCCGACGATGTCGACGTTGTCGCGCATGATCTCCTGCTGAGCCCGCAGCGTCTCCCCCCACAGTCGCCGCTTCTGTGCCCACTGCCGGACGTGGGCGCAGTGCGTGGTCACCGACTCCGCGGACACCGGGTAGGTGACCAGGTCGACCAGCAACTGGCCCGCCCGCTGACGATTGTGCTGCGGAACCACCGCCAGCAGCGCCGGCCCGTCGACCGCCATGTCCTGACGGTCGAGCCGGTTCATGGCGTCCCACACCTCCTCGTGCAGCGGTTCGTAGAAGTCGCCGCCGGACAGTGCGGCGCGGGTCCTGTCGCGAGCCAGCTTCGAGCCCAGGCAGCAGGCCAGTACCGCCTTCTCCGCCGCGCCGTCATGGGTTTGATCCACTCGCTCCTCCTCCCTGCTGCTCGGGACGCCACACCAGCGCCTTGCCACTGACCTCCGGCCACCGCGGGTGCGGCACCGACTTCCCCGAGTCGACGTAGCCGAGGATCGTGGAACGGGGCGTCTGGCCCAGCGCCGCCAGCCGCACCTGCTCGGCCCACGATCCCGACCCGTAGTCCTCGAAGTACCAGGACGCCGCCTTCGGTCCGTCGATGCACACCACCAGCGGGTGGGTGTCGAAGCCCTCCGGCTTGGGGACCTCGTCCTTCTTGCCCACCGCTCACCCCGCCAGTGCCAGCGCGATGACGCCGACGTGGTCGTCGTCGCGGTCCGGGAATCGGATCGTTTTCCAGGGCCGCATGGTGGGTGCGAGCAGGGGCGACCCGAACGTCAGGTCGATCCGGTTCCCGGCCACGTGCTCGCCCACGATCTGTGCCGCCGGCAGTGTCTTGTTGAAGTCGCCGGACACCTCGAACCGCGCGCACCGGGTGACAGCCCGCAGCGCGGCCTCCGACCTGGACACGATCGTGGCCGGGTAGTTCCGCGGCGGGCCGTGGTAGGTGACGAGCTTCGTGAGCCTTCCGTCACCGAGGTCCACCCAGACCCACGGCGCGAACCGGTCGCTGATCGGGTGCCCCTTCCCCGAATCGGCCGCCCAGGCGGTCTGTCGAGCCCCCTCACGGCCCCGGCGGAGGTCATGGTGGACCGCCACCGCCTCCCCGGCCCACGCGCCGTTCTCACGGCGCGGCTGCACCACGTGGAAGCCCGGCAGCACCAGCTCGCCGGCCAGTTCCTGGATGTGGAGCACCCTCGCTCCCGCGTCGACCATCTGGCCGATCCACTCCATCTGCTGGGACATCTTCCGGTGATTGTTGACGTTGACGGTGGCGAACGGTGTTCCTGCGAGCTTCCTCATGGCGTCGTCCCTCTCAGTTGGGCGGCTTCTCCGGGCGGTGTGGGGATTTCGGACGGCAGAATGAACCGGGGCTGGTCGTACAGCGCCTCGGCCGTCTTGCAGGGCCAGAGCACCCAGTTCGGCCAGAACTCGTCGAGCAGCCCGCTCAGGTCGGCCAGTTCCACGCAGTGAGCGCAGACCTTGAAGTCGGAGGTCATCAGCTCGTCGCCGTTGTGGCACTGCTCGTGCTCGCACTCGCCCTCGGCACACGACCGCGCGACGCCCTCCTCGATGCGAGGACGGTGGAGGTGGCGCGCCTCGGCGAGGTGGTCTCTCTCGGACTGACGGTCAGCCATGACGGCCGCCGATCGGCGCAACGATTCCAAACTCAGGGAACGGCTCCTGCTGCCCACCCGGCCGGTCGGGGCACGACCACCAGTGCGACCCGTCAGCGAAGTCGCAGACGCAGGTCGGCACGAGGCGCTTCATCTCCTTAGGTGGGTTGTGGGGATGCGCAAACTCGGGCGAACGCTCGGGCGTTGGGTCCATGAGCGGGGTCAGTCCGCTCTCCGCGTCATCCATGCGTTCTCATCCTCTCCGTTCTGTCCGGCGGCCACCTTGGCCTCCGGGTGCTCGTCATTCCACCGCTCCCCGTTGAGCCAGGTCGCAGCATGGGGAATGCCCTTGCCCAGTTCGCCGACCTCGGCCTTGACCTTGAGGTCGTCGCCGACCTTCTCGACCACGACCTTGCCCTCCGCTCGCCACGCCTTGATCGCACCGACGAGACCGGCCCGGATGGTGAGGTAGTCGACGGCCTTCAACGCCTTCGCGAACGCCGCCCTCGCATCCTTCTTCGAGACCTTCCTCGGGTAGTGGGTCCAGAAGTCCTCGAACAGCTCGTCCTCGCTGGAGAGTCCGTCCTGCGACCCTTCGTCACCGGCAGGTGACGGTGTGTTCGTACTGGTTCCGTTCATGGTGGTGTTGTTCTGGTTGTCACCAGTGACACCCCCGGGGTTGTCACCCATGCCACCCTCGGGGGTGTCGTCAGTGACAGGGCGGGTAGTCATCTCAGCGACGTCCAGATCAGTGATCCGAGTGACCGAAGTGGTCTGCCGGTTCTCGACGAACCGGTCCTCCCGGACGATCAGCTTCCAGTCCGCCAGCGTCCGCAGACCCCTCGCGACCGAGGACTCGGACACCCCCAGGTCGGCCGCCAGCGTCTCGTTCGACGGATGGCAGCAGCCGTCGTCATCGGCGTACGAGCAGAGCAACGCGTACAGCGCCTTGCTCCCCAGCGGGATGCCGGGCGTCCGCATCACCACCTTGGACACGATGCCGAATGCTCGCCGCGGCCGGCCGCTCACGGTGCCTCCTCCAGCAGTGTGGCGGCCTCGTCGGTGATCGCCGCCAGCGCCTCCAGCGCCGCGTTGTGCTCGGCGATGGTGTCGATCAGCACGGCCTTCGCTCGGTCCATCAGGATCCCGGCCTCATCCAGTCGTAGCCGGGCTACATCCATGCGCTCGATGACGTCTCGCGCCAGCGCCTCTCTGTCCGTGGTCATTCAGTCCTCCTCGTGTCTTCGGGATAGGGGGTTGCAGCTCGGGCAGATATCCTTGAGCCGCTTGTTCCAGTTGCGGCGCGCGCGATCATCGGCTCTCCCCCTCCAGCTCGAACGGGTCGGGAAGCGACGCAGACCGCGGCAGCCCCGCCTGTTGGAGCGGCGACCAGTAGGTCCGGGTGGTCCGCTCGATGGTGTGGCCGCACGACAGCACGGTCACCGAGTACTCCTCGACCGTGGCCCGCGAGTCGCCGGTGTCGTCGACGAACTGGTCCTCGACGTGCTGCGTCGAGGCACAGTCGGAGCACCACGTCTGCTCACGCACAGGACCACCGCTTCGCAAGCGGCCCAGCATTCGGTACGATCGGCATCGCCGTCATCACTCCTCAAGGTCTGATGGTCACGCCCCCGGGAGTTCACCGCTCCGCGGGGGCTCTTACTTGCTCGGGCAGACTACACCCGGCGGGGCCCCGCGAGCTCGAGGCCCCTGACCCGGGTGGCCTGGCCCGCGGCGTCCGGCCGCTGACCGACGTAGCGCACGAACACCAGGGTCGGGTCTGTCGACAGCTTCGTGATCACGCCGTCCTCCGGCTGGGCCCCCGGGAACGCCCGGTACACCACGGGATCGCCGACCGCCGGCGTCCAATCCTGTGAAGTCATCTCATCTCCATTCGTGAGTGGGAGCCCAGGACTGGGGCCGGTCTGACGTACGACCCCAGTCCTGGGCGATCAGGTGACGGGCACCCAGGACTCGATGGTCCGGTCCGTCGTGCGGAGGTAGGACCGGGCGTCCTCCTGCTCGGCCACGATCTCATCGGTGAGGTCGTGCTCCGGATCGAAGTCGTCGTCCACCTCGATCTCCGCCGAGTGGTCCTCGACCACCGTCCAGTGCACCCGGAGTCTCATGCCGTCAGCACCGCCAGCGCCTTGGCCTCCATGTCGTGCGCCTGGTCGGCGTCGTCGACCATCTGGCTGGCCGCGGTCACCGCCTGCATGATCCCACCCCGGGTGGTCTGCCCACCCCGGATGAAGAAGTCGAGGATCATGTCCTGCTCGGGCTCGGTGAACTTCGCCCTCTTGGTGATCACCTTGACCTCGTCCGAGCCGACCTCGACCATCGCCTTCTCGGTGATCTTCGCGATGGCCGCCGTCATGTAGTCGATGTCGATGAACGTCGCCACCGCGTCCCGGGTCTTGGCCTTGATCAGCTCGAGGTTCTGGCGCTGCGTCTCCGCCGACCAGTTCACCACCCCGGTCTCGAGCCGGCCGCCCAGGTGCACCGCCCGGACCACGTCGTTGGACAGGGTCAGCCCGTTCGCGCACACCTTGACCTTGGCCTGCGGGGTGATCGTGAACGCACCACCACCGGTCTCGGAGTTGGTGATCTTGAACCCGGCCCACACGACCGGCTCCTCGCCGCCGTAGCCCAGGCCCTCCCGGTCCGCGATCCCGCGCCACCGCTCGAAGTCCGAGCCGAACGGGTTGCGGTACCCGCGCAGCAGCTCGGTGGCCAGCACCTCGATCTCCGGCACCACGATCTCCACCGACATCCGGCGCTCGGTCAGGTTCGCCCGGTCGACGTACGCCTCCACACCTGCCTCGCGCACCGCACCGAGCGCCTCCATCAGCACGTCGAGGTTGTCGACGATCGAGTAGGAGTTGCTCAGCAGCGCGCGGGCGATGCCGGAGTCGTCGTCACTCCGGAAGGTGCGCAGCATGAACGAGCGCGAGTCGCCGGGGATGGCGACCGTCTTCTCCACCCACCCGGCGCCGGGGTTCGCCCCGTCCCAGTCGGGACCCTTCTCCATCGTCGCGCCCCGGCCGCGCAGCCAGCCGTTCACGTTGGCGTCCATCAGGTCCGGTCGCGACTCCCGCAACCGGCGCACGTACTTCAACGGGATGTCGAGCTTGTCGCTCAACCCCTCGTCGAAGACCTGCGTGGGGGCGTAGAGGCCGTTGGCCTCCTGCACCCCGTCGTCGAGCAGGATCGGTTCCACACCGGACACCTGCACCTGGCCGTCCACCGAGCGCAGCGCGCTGGCCGGGACCACCATGTCGACCTTGCGCACGTGCTGCTCGCGCAGCATCGTGACCAGATCCTGGAGCCCGGCGTTCCGGGCCGTCGTTGCGATCGTCATTCGTTCTCTCCGTTCGTTCGGTTCAGCTGGGTTACTGCGACGAGGTGACCGCGGCCTTGACCACCTTGCCCTTGGTCACGTCGACCGTCACGCGGGAGAAGACCGCACCGCGCGCTCGCATGAAGACACGGCGGATCGAGCCCGACACCTCGACCACGTCGTCCGCGTGCCAGCCCATGACCCGCTTCGCCGTGGGCCCCCGTCTCACCTGGCAGTCGAGCGCGTCGACGGTCTGCCGCGTCACGTTCCGGGTGGAAGCGCGAGGCACCACCACCCGGAACGTGACCACGATGCCGCCGCCCAGGAGCACCCTCTCCTCGGGCGCCTGGGAGATCCGGCCGATCAGCCGCACCTCGTTGACGGCGAGGTCGGCGAGGTCCCGGTCAGCGGCGGCATTCACTGCGAGCCACCTCCATCGCACGGCTGCTGGTTGCGGGTGTGCAGCACCCAGCGGATGCGCTTCACCAGCGGGCCACCGTGCCGGAACTTGTGCAGCACGTAGCCGGTGTCCGCCTTCGCGGTCACGACCCACCTGGTGTGCGTGGGCTGGGCGATGTGGGCGCCGTGCACGTGCCGGCGGAGCGTGAAGTAGACGAGGTCCGCCTGCCACGCACACGAGTCGTACTTCCCGACCCGCACCACCGCGATCCTTGTGACCGGCCGATCGCCGCACGTGATGGTGCCGGACCCGCTGTCCGAATACGCCGGGTCCGGGTTGGTGGTATCCACCGCCCATGACCACGTGTGCTCGACCCCGTCGTTGGGGATCGCCATGTCCAGGTAGCCGTCGGTCGCGAAGTCGACCGTGTCGGTGTCGCCGTCGACCGAGACGGTCAGCGTGTTGGTGTCGCCCGCCTCGTAGCTGGTGCCCTGCGCCCAGACGTGGGAGCAGTCCGCTCCCCCACTGGGGGTGTGCCGCAGCTGCGCGGCGGTACTCCTCGTGGTCCCGAGCATGATCAGCCCGAGGATGACGAGCAGCACGATGAGTGCCTTCTTCATGGGTGTTCCCTTCTGGTTGTCCAACGTTGCCCAACTCCGGACGGGCGCTGGGTTACTCGGGTAACCGGTGGGGCAGTGACTCTCGGAACACCCCCACCCCACCGGGGTTCAGCGGGTCAGCAGCGCCGCCGTCCAGCCCACGTAGAGGCCGACCAGGAAGACGCCCACGAAGGCGATCGCCGCCAGCTGGCCGCCCGACATCTCAGCCCTCCTCGGTCGAGCCGGCCGGATCGGGCGAGTCGACGCCCGGGATCGGGGTGTCGACTCGCCGCTCCGGCAGCAGCGCCGGGTTCTGCGCGAGGTAGTCCCGCCGCGCCCGCGCAGCCTCGAGCTCGTCCTCGAGCGTCACCACGTCGGCCTTGGCCGCCTCCACCCGCTTGACCAACCGGGCGATCACCCGGTCCGCCGTGTCCAGCTGCTCCTGCGCCCGCTCGGCCGCGGTCTTGCGCTGCGACTCTGCCTTCTTCACTCCCATGATGCTGTCCTTCTTCCTGTTGGTGGTGTGCTACTCGCCGAGCGGGTGCTCGTCGGTCTCGCCGGTCACCCAGTCGATCCCGTCCTTGAGTCCCTGCTCGAACGTCATGCCCGGGAAGCGGGGACCCTCGTCCTCGATGACCGCGTTGAGGAGGTCGTCGATCTCCTCAACCGTCCGCTTCACCTCGTAACGCGCCATGTTGCTGTCCTCTCGTTCACCCGGCCGCTCGTCGGCCGGGAAGTTCGCTGCCGGGGTGACCCCCGGCGCGGACCCCGTCATACCCGGGGTCCGCGACGCGGGGGCAGTGAGAGCTGGGAGGCCAGCAGTGCCCTCACTTCCGGCGGCCCACTCAGCGGAGGCCGCCGGCCGTTCTCTAGGTACGCCCTCCGGGCGGATAGGCCATGTGGTTGGCGGGCTCGGTGTGCGCCCACGGCCAGAGTCCGGGCTCGTCACGGCGCACGATGGGAAGCTCGCACACCGCGCAGACCTGCACGTCGCTCTCGGCCTGAGGATCAGCCATCGGACGACCCCTTTGCAGGTGGAGCGGTTGCACCGACGTAGATCGCCGACGACTGGTGGACGACCTCCCGAGCGCGGTCCAGCGCGTCGGCGAGGATCGCCTCGATATCGGTCATCGCGACTCGCGGCGGTCCACCGATCACAGTGACGGTGTCGATGCGTGCGTAGTCGTCCTCGATGTGGATCGAGCCGTCCTCCACGCGCAGCCGGTACATGATCGGTCGCCCCCGCAGGACGTGGAGAGCGCGGTCAGCGCGACCTCGCGCCTCGCGGAACTGTGGCGTGGCAGCGACCGCTGGAGCGAGGCGACGCGCCACGGAAGCCGTGACCACGCCGAGCGCGACGGCACCCAATACCACCCGACGGCTAGCCATCATGGTCAGCCTCCAGAACGCCCTCGTCAAAGGCCGCGCGGACGCAGCAAGTGACACACCATTCGCTACGCGGCATGGCGGGTACGGACGCGCAACCACCAACCTTGGTGCACTCGGGAAGCGCTGCCTCGACGCGCGCCCGGAACTGACGTGTGCCGATACGCTCGACGATCCGGTGAGCCAAGGCCTCCACGTCAATGTCAATGGAGGTCGCCTGCTCGTTGGCGTAGTCCGTGACGTTGTACGCCTCGGGCATGTCCCCGAGCCACTCGGCGATCTGGTCAAACTCGGGCGTCACTTCAGAAGGGAGGCTCATCGCCACCACTCCACGGATCAGCGCCGCCCGCTGGCGCACTCCAGGGGTCACCACCTGCCTGGCTCCCACCGGAACCCTGCTGGGGCCGTGAACCCCCGCCCCCGCCAGCCTGACGAGACGTCTTGGTCACCTTTGCGCTCGCGAACGCCAGCGACGGGCCGACCTCGTCCACGTCGAGCTCCACCACCGTCCGCTTCTCACCGTCACGGGTCTCGTAGGAACGTTGCTTGAGCCGGCCCTGCACGATCACCCGCATCCCCCGGGTCAGCGACTCCGCCACGTTCTCCGCCGCTTGCCGCCAGACCGAGCACGACAAGAACAGCGGGTCGCCATCCCGCCACTCGTTGGACTGCCTGTCGAAGATCCGCGGAGTCGACGCGATCCGGAAGTTCGACACCGCCGCACCGCTCGGCGTGAACCTCAGCTCCGGATCGTCGACCAGATTGCCGACCACGCAGACCACGGTCTCACCCGACATCAGGCACCTCCGACGGTGTTGGCGTCACGCTCGCGTTTGTTGTCGTGGAATCCGGTGGGCAAGTCCGTGAACTTCTGGGTTACCTGAGTAACCGGGCGCCACGGCAGGTGCACCTCGGCCAGTACTCGGTCCACGTCGAGGAACTTCCAGTGCGGCATCGCCTCCGAGAGCACCAGGTACGGACCCCATGAGTGCTCGGTCCGGTCGTCGACCGACGACGCCCAGCCCTCGTCGTCGAACTCGTCGTCCTCGTCGAGGTCCGAGACCTCCGAGTAGTCGCCCGGCCGCATCGGCAGCGCGGCGCACAGACCCGCCACGCACTGCCAGTCGCCCTGGTCCGAGTCGTCGAGGATCACGTACTTGACCCGCCCGTCGAACCGCCTCGCCGCCAGGCACAGCATCACCAACGCGTTCAGGGTGATCTGCTCGCCCGCCTGCCAATAGGCGTTGAGCATCTGCTGGTGGTAGGTCTGGCCGGCCACCTGCTCGAGCACCGCATCACTCGCCGTCTCCGTCATGTCTTCGCTCCGTTCCGCTTGGCCTTCTTCTCCAGCGTCGTGTCGTTCTCCGGCAGGTACACCATCCACAGCTCGGCGCACCACCGCTTGCCCTTCTCGTCGGGCCTGTTGCCCACCGTCCGGGTCTCGAACCCCCGGTGTGGCGCCACCGGGGCGACCCTGCCCCGGTTGATCGTCCACACCACCGACGACGGCAGGTCCGCGTGGACCTTGGCCCACACCCCGGGCTGCGCCCGGAGCTGCTCGGCCACCTCCGTCCAGTGGTAGTCCCGGCGCTGCGGTGGCGGCGTCCCGAACTGCACCTTGTGCGCCGGACGCTTCGCCGACCGGCCTGCTGCTCTGCCCATCACTCTCCCCTCACTTGCTCGTCGGCGTACGCCGCGAGCATCTGCTCGTACTCGGCCATCTCGGCCGGGTGGTCGGCCAGCCACTGGCGGGCGTCGCGCTCGATCGACGGACCGTCGATCGCCTGGTCCACCGTCAGCGCGCCCTCGCCCCAGCGGCGCATCCCCCACACCGACCCCGACTGGGCCATCAGCAGCCGCACCCTCACGTCGTGACCGCCAGCGTCGACCATCCGTCGGTGCGCTTCGATCGCGTCGACCACGAGCACCGCAAGGGTCGTCAGTGGCACCGCCAGCATCGCCAGCTGGTCACCCAAAGGATCGTCCATCAGGCTCTCCGTTCTCTCCGTCTCGGGTACTGTCTGCCGAGACCGTCAGGCTAGCACGGGCAGGCAGGTTAGTCGGCGGCGACACCTTCTGTGCAGCCTGCTCCTTCGAGGTGGTGCAGCGCGATACCGAGCACCGCCTGGTACCGCTCGATCGTCCAACCCTCGGTGGCCGCATGGTCCAGCGCGGCCTGCACATCTGCCGGGTACGTCATCAGTACACCCGGAAGCCGGCCAGCGCCTCGGCCCTGCGAAGGAAGGCGATCCACTCGTCCCAGTAGCAGCCTCCGTCGTCGCCGACCCACGAGTCGCGCACCCGTTCCCGCTCGTGGATCGGCGCTCTGTCGTAGAGCGCGAGCGCACCCGTCAGATCGAGAGCCGTGACAACCCAGCCGTCGTTGCTCCCGAGCTTGTGCATCGGGATGCCGGGCTCGTCCGGAGGGGACCACGAGAGCATGGCGTCGACCGCGGCCTGCATCTTGAGGAGGCGCTCGTCGGTGGTCGGCAAGTCGTGGTCGTAGTTCCACCACTCGTCCTGGGTGATCCCGAACTCGGCCGGCAGCGGCCACGGCGGCTGGGAGTACTCGGTGGCCAGCATTCCCAGCGCGTCCATGTCATCCCGAGCATGGCCCATGTCCCAGATGTTCAGCCGGAAGTAGTTCAGGTCTGCCTTCTCCCTCGCCGCGAACGCCGTCGACACCGCAGCCTGCGCGGTGTCCCGCTCCGGGGTACCACGCTCGAACCCCTCCCGCTCCCTGACCGCAGCGTCGAACGCGGCCGTAGCCGCGGCGAGCTCGGCGTCCAGCGACTCGTCCCGCTGGACCATCGTCATGTCGTATCCCATGGTCACCCCTCCGTTCTCTCGACCTGCCACAGCAGGCCGGACTCGCTGGTCGGCAGCGCGTACCTCGCGAGGAGGTACGCGCTCATGCCCGACCGGTAGTAGCGGACGGCCGAGTGGCCGTCCGCGTTCGTCACCCGCAACGCGACGTCGTCCGTGGCCCGCTGCACCACCGGGGGCAATGGCACGATCGACGTCACCACATCACGGACACTGCCTCCGTACAGGCGGATCACCGACCCACCTCGTCGCATCGGCGCAGGATCTCCCGGCGCACCACGTCCCGCTTCCCCCGGTCCATCGTCGCCGTGTTGCGCCCGTGCTCCAGTTCGTAGGCGTGGATGCGGTGCACCAGGTGGGCGAACAGGGTGAGCAGCCGGTCCACCGATGCCGTCGCGAGTTCCTCTGGGATCACTGGCTCAGCCATCGGTGACCCCCTCTTCGGGCGGACTGCTCAGCGTCCGGTCCGAGAGGAACTTGTCTATCCCTCGGCAGTTCAGGCGAGTCCGACCGTCGCCGTCACGCGACTGCCACCAGTGCTCTGAGTGCGGTAGGCCCATGTCGGTGAGCGGGCACGGCGTGTAGTCGTTCTCGGGCGTTCGCTCATGCGTCCCCCCCAAGTGCTTGCGGAGCGCGTGGACCGCGTGGTTAATCGCGGCGTGCCACCCAGCGACCCACGCGGGGTCGAGGCCATCGGAGCGCAGATAGCCCTCGTACTCCATCGCCACGACCTGGTCGAGGCGGAGCACGTCTTTCTCGGGCAAACGCTGGTCGCTCATGCCAGCATCTCCAGCGCCTCGAGCACGTCCTCACCCGAGGTCACTAGCCCCGCCGCACCTGCGCGGATCAGCTGGTGCACACCCTGCGACGCCGCGCTGGTGACCGGTCCCGGCACCCCGTACACCGGTGACCCGATGCCCGACGCCCAGCCCGCGGCGTTGATCGCCCCCGACCTGACCGCAGCCTCGACCACCACCATGCCGCACGACAGCGCGGCGATCAGCCGGTTGCGCGCGAGGAACCGTCGCCGGGACGCCGCTGTCGACAGCGGGACCTCCGAGACCACGGAGGGGTCTCCCGGCTCGACCATGTGCGACAGCCAGAGCCGGGAGACCCGGTCGTCCTCGCGGTTCACGACGGCACCCGCGACAACACCGGCCGGCCCTTGTGGTCACGCCCGTGGTGGTCCACCACCACGGCGGACAACAGCTCGTGCGACGCCAGAAACCGGCACCGCACCACGGTGTAGTCGGCGCCCTGCGGCGCCACCAGCGCGATCACCGACTTGAGCAACGACCCCTCGGCGGTGGTCACCCACACCAAGTCGTCCACCGCCCAGTCCGGGACCATCCGGGCGGTGCCCGCCACGGCCCCGTTCGCGTCCAGCAGGGTCAGCACGTCACCTGCCCGCGCCAGCTTGTTCGTCAGCACCGCGAACTGCGCGACCTGCAACAGCCGGCCGAGCTCGCCTGAACCGCACTCGTCATCGGCCAACGTGTCGCCGCCGATCGGAATGTCCATCTCGAACCTCATAGGTCCACTCCCCTGGTCTCGCCCTCGTCCCTGATGACGGCCTCGAAGACCTCGACCGCCGCCCCCCAGGACCAGCCCCGGTCCTGCACCTGCTGGCTGCACTTCGCCGCGGCCGAGATGACCTCGTCATTCCACGGCACGCCCAGGTCGGCGATGCCGGCCCCCTCCATCTTGGAGAGGGCGTCGATCTCGAAGCCGAGCCCGACCAGGACGTGCCCCCACAGGCATGAGGCACGGAGCCCGCCGTCGCCGTCGGGCTCCGTGTACTGGCACTCGTCCGCCCGCATCAGCTCGGTCTCGCCAGTCTCCTCGTTGAAGAACGGAACCAGCGGTTCCGTGTACACATACCCCTCACCCTTCTTCTCGAGCGCCAGGCGCAGCTGCTCGCGCACCGCTTGGAGCTCCTCCTCGCTGATCGCCATCTCCACTCCGTTCGTTGTCGATGATTCACACATTGTCTCTCGGTTACCCGGGTAACTCAGTCGTCGAGGCCCTCGATCAAGCAGCAGACGACGGGCCTGCCGAGGTCGACGATCCGCCTCCACAGCGCCCACGTGCGGCGCGTCTCGCCGCACGTGGGCGCAGGCCACGGGCCTAGCCATCGGTCCCCGGCTCCCAGCCCGAGCGCTTCGCGTCGTGCAGGCACGACCCGCACATGCCGTGCTCCTCCGCCAACGCCTCGGTGCACTGCGAACAGGCGTGGTGGCTGTCGCCTTCGTCGTCACCCATCGCATGGTTGAGCAGGAACTCGTCGGCGTCCGTGTGCCGGCCGACGTGCTCGAACAGGTCTGCGATCTCTCGTCCGCCTCGTAGCAGGTGTAGGACCCGCCGTTCCCCTCGCTCGCATCAAGCACGGCATCGAGCGCGCGCGTCACGTAGGTCATCAGCACCTCGCTCATCCGTTCCCTCCGTTCGGTCGTTCGGTCGGGTAGCCGGAGCTCCACCGGTCCTCGCCGACCTTCCACTTGAGCAGGCCGTCGTCGATCGTGACCCGGATGCTCTCGCGGTGCACCTGGGCGGCGGCGAGGGAGGTGGACAGGTGTGCCATCGCTCGCGACCCCGCCTCGAAAAAGAGGATCGGGGTGACCCCGTCCATCGACCCGTTGCCGGGGATCTGCGGCATCACCGGCACCACGTCCACGACCGCGGCGAGGTGCTCGGCCATCGACTCCCGAGTCTCGTCGGTGATCCAGTCGTACTCGGCCAGCGCCGCGTCGATCGCCGACTCCAGCGCGTTCATCTCTCCGCCGTGGTCCGCCGCCGGCCAGCCGCACCGGCCATCCTCGACCCGCGCCCAGCAGATGTCGCCCCACTCGGAGGTGGGCGGTGGCTCGAAGGGATGCCGGGCCCGGCCGCCGTTCATGTCTCGCTCCTCTCGTGCAGGTACTGCTCACATGCCCGTCGGAACTCGTCGAGCATGATGTGCAAGGGCACTCGCCACCCCCGGTCCAGTCCGCCGGGACGAAGCCCCAGCCAGAACGTGTCGCGCACTGGCTCGCCGTAGCCACCGGGGCACACCTGGACCGGACGCTCCGCGCTGCCCGACCAGACGAACGACGTGTCGCCCGCGAAGTAGGACAGGTGCGGCGTGCCGTCCGCCGCCTCAGTCGGATAGCGGTTCATGAGTCGACCGTCTCGGTCGCGAGGAGCCGCGCGTTGACCACGTTGAAGTCGTCGCTGACAACGTCGTCGTCGAACACCTCGCGCTCGAACAGCGCTTCGTCGAGGAGCTCGGCCTCGGCCAGCTCCGCCTCAGCCTCGGCGGCGTACGGGTCGAGGTCGCTCTCACCCGGCTCCAGCTCATCCAGCCCATAGCCGCCGTAGCCCGACCACCAGTTGGACCGCGAGCGAGACCGGCCCCACCACCCAGCGTCCTCATGCGGCAGGTAGACCTCCGCGTTGGCCTCGTGGAACTCCAGGAAGTGACCCACCATCATCCAGTAGTCCTCCAGGTACGCGTGCGAACGCGGCCCGTGGTAGTCCTGGTAGCCGACGCCCCAGTTGAACCCCTTGATCTCGAGGTGCTCGAGGAACGCGATGTCCGAGAACGACCCCGACCCCACCCTCGCGCCGGCCGCCCGGACCAGGTCGACGGTGTCGTAGTCCTCGTACTGGTACATCACGACGTCGACCCCGCCCCGGTCGAACTCGATCATCCAGTTGTACTCCCGGTCGTGGTGCGCGCTGGCCTCGAAGAATGCCCCCGTCGACATGCCGCTCTCCTCCCCCACGGTGAGCAGCACGTCCACGTTGACGCCGAGCTTGGGCAGCAGCTCGAGGATGGTGTACGCACCGAGCCGGTCGTCGAGCGCACCCGAGTAGACGACCGGGCCGGCCGCGGTGTCGATGAAGTTGGCGGTCCGCCGCTCGTGCGGCATCACCGTGTCGAGATGGGCCACCGCCAGAATGTCGGAGCCGCGGTCGAGGAAGGCGTAGAAGTTGTCCGGGTGCGGCTGCTCGGTTACCTCGGTAACCGACATGTCGTAGAAGCCGGCGAACTCCGTCTCGTGCATCTCGCACACCCGCTTGAGCGCGGGCCTGTCGAAGCGGCGGCGCACCCGCTTGAACGGGGACTTGGGGTCAGGCATGGACGTACTCCCTACTGTCGGTATCGGTATTGGTGTCGGTGGCGGGGTGGTTGCAGGACTGGGCGGCCTGCTCGTCCTCGAACAGGGTGGAGTGCTGGTCGACCGTCATGTGCAGCGACCCGTCGGTGTATGACTGGGCCAGCGCCTCCGGCGCGACCAGGTATCCGGCCTCCGCGTTCACGTACATCGGCGAGCACGTGAACGCGATCTTGCGGTAGGTCCACCCCGCCATGTGGGCCAGCACCCGGGCTGGGGCGTAGTCGAACAGGGTGCCGTAGCCGTTGAACACCACGAAGGCGTCCGGGGTCAGGGTGTCGAACGTCGGGGACAGGTCGCCACCACCGGTGCGGACCTCGGTCGGGCACCCGTCACACCCGGGTCGGCCGCACCGCGGCACCGATCTCATCGACTGGTACGGCGCGACCTGGCGCAGCGGGAGCACCCACGCCCGGCCGGTCACGTCGTAGTCGTCGAAGGTGCGGAGGCCGAACCCGCCGTTGGTCTTGAGCGCGCACCGACCGTGGTAGTAGCTCTGCCACCAGCACGAGTCCTCGTGGGCGAACTCCGCCGGGTCCATGTTCAGGTCCCGGGTGACCGAGATCTTCACGTCCACCGCCTGGGAGTGGGCGGACGCGATGTTGCCCACTGCGGACAGCACGTCCGGGGGGATCTTGAGCCCGTGCGCCTTGTGGGCGTGGCGGCTCAGCCGCTTGGTGTAGTTGCCCCCCTTGGTCTGCCACTGCGCACCCAGCGGCTCGAGGTCCCCGGCGAGGGTCCACCACCTGCTGAATGCGTCGTCCTGCTCCGGCGAGCAGGGCACTCCGAACGGGGCCTGCTGACTCCGCGCCACGCTGCGCAAGTGGTCGGCGATCTCGGCGATCCCCTCGTTGGTGATCGTCCCGGCGGCCAGTGTGATCGTGACCCCGCGGTCGTTGGCCAGCGGCTCCGCCCCGTCGTTGCGCACCGCGAACTCCAGCTGCGGGGATACGCAATCGGAACCGCGATTGTGATCGCACCCCTCTCGGTGGCGGTGGTTGCCCGCATCGACGGTGTTGTAGTAGCCGTCGCACTCCTCGCAGTACGAGTAGTACGAGTCCCGGCAGCGTGCGCAGATCTCCTCCTCGCTCAGCGTCGTGGTCGTGTGCTGAAACCGCCCGTCGCACCGGTTGCAGGACCGGTAGTCCTCGTCGCACCCCTCGCAGACACGGCGGTCCCCGTTGGCGCCGACCGAACACATGTCCTCGCCGAGCCCGATCCGCCAGCAGTCCTCGCACCACGCGACGCCATCGACGGCGTCCGGCTCGTAGGTCTGCGTCCGCAGCCAGTCGAGGAACGTGCTGTACCGGTCGAACCCGCCGCCCTCGAAGTCGCTCCACGCCGCCGCCAGGTCGATCTCGTCGAACTCGACCAGCCTCAGCCCCGTCCCGTGCTGGAGGTACACGTACTCGTTGCCCTCGTCGAGGTAGACGTTCCAGCCGGTGCCCTCCTCGATCAGCGTCAGCCCCGCGAGAAGACCCACACCATCCCGCTCGGCCTCTTCGCCGGCCTCTTCATTGACCTCTTCATCGACCTCGTCCATCTGCTCTCTCCGTTCGGTTGGGTTACTCGGGTAACTCAGGACATCAGACTAGGCAGGTCTGCCCGGTCAGTCAAGCCTGCTACCACCTCCGTCCGACGGGGGCCCGGACAGCACCAGCATCACGACACCGGCCACGATCCCGACCGCCCCGACCGCCTCCGCCACGTACGTGGCGAGGATCAGTAGGCCCATCACTGCGGACCCTCCTTGGCCGAGCTCGCGCCCGGGTTCAGCTGCTCGCAGAAGTCAGTGACCGTGCCGCAGTCGCGACACCACCAGTCGCCGATGTCCGAGCGGAAGTTGTGGACGTGCCGCTGCGCCTGCTGGCTGACCGGCTGATTGACCGACCGGTCGACCGACTCCACCGCCCGTCCGGCGGACCCAAGCGCGTGCATCCCGGTGTGGCTGCTCATCGGCCCATCCCCTCCCGGTCACGGTCGCGGCTCATGCTGAACCGCACCATGAGGTCGAGCTCCGGGGTCATCGCCCGGCTGCGCTTGCTGGACTGCGGCCGGCGGTCGCCGACCCGATTCCTGGTGCTGCTGTTCTTGCGTCCCATGGGGACCATCTCCGTTCTCGGTTACCTGAGTAACCGTCTGGCCGCTCACCGATTGAGCGGACTGAGTGCCCGGCCACGGTGTGACCCGTGGCCAGGCTGCGCCGATCACCCTCGGCGCTGGGTCCTCACGCCTTGCGCCCGTTGATCTCGACCAGCCCGTAGAAGGTGCCGAGCCGACCGAGCTGGACGAACGAGTGGCCGCGGTGGTTGCCCCGCCTGCGGGCGTTCCAGTAGCAGCGCCTGCTGTCCTCGGTCGGGCACGGTCCGACACCGGTCCACATCCGGTCACCGGTCGCCGAGATCACGTACAGCGGCCGCACCTTCCAGCCGTTGTCGCGGCACCGGTCCTCGTCGGCCACCGTGTGGCCGTGGAACCAGATCCGGTCGCACGCCACGTGCTGATTGGCCGGCCCATTGGCCGACCCATCTGCCGACCCGCCTGCCGACTGGGCTCCGTCACCGGTCGCGATCAGCGCTCCAGCAACGGCGGCTCCGACCGCGATCGTGGCCAGCGCCAGGCGGGCCGCGCTACCAGCGCGGCGGCCCACTGACCGGCCCACTGACTGGCTGGCTGATTGGTTCATTGACTTGTCCATCTCACTTCTCCGTCTCGCTTGGTCTCACTCACCCGCACCGGAGGGTCCGGTACGGGAAAGCGCGACCCGGTTAACAACCGGTCGAGGGAGGCTCGGTTACCCGGGGTAACCGACGCGCTGAGAGGGCCCCCGCCGACTGCGCGGGGACCCTCTCTGTCGTGCTGGCACCGTGTTCAGACCGGGTCAGGCCGGGTCAGGCCGCCGCCTCGACGGTGCCCGACTTGCGAACCTGCGCGGCCTCGACGCTCTCGGTCGCCGCGACCAGCAATGCCCTGATCGTGGCCAGCGACTCCGCCGTCAGCCCGTCGAGGCGCTTGCCGGAGTTGGCGGTCATCCACGTGGTGACGCGGGTGACCTCCTGCTCCAGCGTGGCCCGGGTGACGACCGGGACAACCGGCCCCTTCTCAGACGCGGCGCTGGCCTTCTTGCCCTTGACGTTCTTGCCCTTGACGCCACCGCTGCCGGACTTGCTGCCCGGCCGGTGATCGGCGATGGCCCTGAGGACCGCCGCCGTGTCGCCGGTGTCCAGCGCCTCGGTCATCCACGCGGTGGCACCCGAGGCGTACGCGAACGTTGAGTCGGCGTGATCGGGGGTGACCCCGTGGACCGCCGACAGGCGACCGATGGACCGGTACTTGCTGACCAGCGTGGGCGAGCACCCGAGGGTCTTGGCCAGCCCTGAGCGGGTGACGACACCCTCCGCGATCGGGTTGCCCTTGGTGGCCCGGTCGAACGTCAGCATGCCCGCCGACTCCGCCGCGAACACCGCGAGGCCCGCCGAGTGCTGTCCCTTCCCCGCCGCGACGTGCGCCCGCTTGATCGCGGACACGTGCTGCGCCGAGGTCAGAGACTTCGGGGTCTTCGTGTCTTCCGACATGACTCTCTCCATTCAGTTGTGCCGGACCAGTCGTCCGGTCGTGCCCCGCCCGGTCGTGAACCGGGTGCCGCCTGCACGGCGGGGCAGTGCCGTTCCTCAGTGCACGCGGCGAGTGTGATGCCGGTGGACGATGTCCAACCCCAGCGCCGCCGCCAGCGCCACGCACCGCTCACAGTCACTGTCGAGAGTGTCGCCGTGGACCGAGGCGACGTGGACCTGTGCCGCCTCCCGAGCCAACGCAAGGTGCGTCCGCTGGAACCTGCTGAGTCCGGAGTCCGTCATGATGCTGCCCTTCTCTCACAGGCCGGTCCGCGCCATGCGGGGGCCTCAGACCTGAGTCAACACCTGTCAGCCGGGTCAGTCAAGTCAGCCGGGTCAGTCAGGAGGGGGACTCTGGCCGAGGCGGGCCCTCGGTTACCCGAGGTAACCCACCCCCCGGTCACCCCGTTCCCCAGGCGCCGGGCCCCCGATACACGCTGGTCGTCTCCCCAGATGCGTTCTGTTTCGCCAGAGGGTGCGTTAACATCTCGCTGGGAGGCCAGAAACCGGCCTGTGAGCGCCGAACAGGGCATCAGGCAGGGTGGAGGCCCACCGGATCGTTAACAGGCCCGCAGACGGAAGATGGTCGACTGCCACCAGCACCAGAACCGGCCCACCGCCAGCACCGACCACCGGACTGTGGCGGTCAGGGCGCCAGCACACCACGCTGCACACCACGAGAGGACCCGCCATGGGATCGAAGGTCAGTCCGCAGCTGCTCAAGGGCAAGGTCGTCGGGGCCCGGTTCACTCCCAACGAGCTCGCCGCCATCGAGATCGCCCGCGGCGCCCGAGCACCCGGCACCTGGTTGCGCGACGTGGCGCTCGCCGAGCTCGCCAAGGTCCGCCGGCAGCTCGAGGAGAAGGACTGACCACTTATGTTCCGCATAACCACATCGGAACATAAGTGGTAGGGTTCGGGCATGGCAGAGAACCTCACCGGACCGCCGGCCAAGGAGCCCAGGGTCCCGATCACCGTCCTCATCCGCCCCTCGTCCAGGGACTGGCTCGACCAGACCGCCAAGCACCACGGACTGAGTCGCTCCGACGTCATCCGCGCATCACTCGCGGTGGCCGTCAAGCACGACCGTGACCTCGTTGCGACTCTCAAGATGATGGGAGAGGCGTCGTGAAGACCCCAGCCGGCGGCCACCGCTCCACCCAGTGGGTCATCCAGCACCGGAGGCCGGCGACACCCGAGGCGGCAGTCACGCCCTGGGAGCGCTACCCCGCCGATCCGTCGTTCACCGCCACCGGGCAGTCGACGCGGGCCGTGCTCGTCTCGCTGCGGGAGAACGTGTCCGAGCAGGAGTGGCGCGCCGTCCGCGTCGAGACCGTACAGCGAGTGGAGGACTGGTGAGGCCCCGGATCGACGTGACGATCGAGGTGAACAGCGGCGGCGCGATCCTCCAGGCGTTCACCGCGCACCTTCTCGAGCCGCTCCTGCACACCTGCGATGTCCACATCCACGTGGAGCGCGTCGGCGCTCCCGGCACCCGAACGGAGAAGAACTGATGGGCACCTATGCGGCCGACACCTCGGTCAGCTCGGACAAGTCACGCAGCGAGATCGAGCGGACCCTCGCCCGGTACGGCGCCACCTCGTTCGCCTACGGGTGGGAGCAGGAGCGCGCGATGGTCGGCTTCGTCGCCGCCGACCGGCAGATCCGGTTCGTCCTGCCGCTGCCCGACCGCGAGGACCGGGAGTTCACCCACACGCCGACCCGCAACAACCGCCGGTCCGACTCGCAGGTCGAGGCGGCGTACGAGCAGGCGGTCCGGCAGCGGTGGCGGGCGCTCGCCCTGGTCATCAAGGCCAAGCTCGAGGCCGTCGAGGCGGGCATCGTCACCTTCGAGGAGGAGTTCGCCATGCACATGGTGCTGCCCAACGGGTCCACGGTGGGGGACTGGGTCGTCCCGCAGATCGCCGAGTCCTACGCCACCGGCAAGATGCCGCCGTCACTACTGGCCCTCCCGGCGGGCGGCTCCGGAAGGCGGGACCGGTGAACCAGCCCAGCATCGACCGCGACGTCGCCACCGGCGACACCGACACGACCGGCAAGAGGTGGGCGCAGGCCCTGGTCGACCCGCAGGGGCGGATCTTGGCCGGCTACGACGAGGCGGGCACGTTCTGCTGCTTCGTCGACAGCGAGACGCTGTTCGCATCCGCCATGCTCACCCTCCAGTCGCTGCTGCCGGGTCTGCCGGGTCTGCCGGGTCTGCCGGGTCTGCCGGGTTTGGAGGTGTCGGAATGAGCACCGGCCACTATGGCGGGGCCTCCACCGCGCTGCCCATGACGGTCTTCGTGGTCGCCGCCGCCGTCCTCATGCCGATCCTGCTGCTGCCGTTCCTGCTGATCGGCCTCGGCTGCATCGCGGTGGCCGCGGTCCTGGCGACGATTCGGCGGTGAGTCGTGACGATCTACATCGGCTACCTGGCCCTTGAGGAGCACGCGCCGGGCTGCGGCGTCAAGGGTCAGGTCTGGCTCAGGGGCTCCACCATGGCCTGCACGCACTGCGGCGACGTCGTGCTCGACGGCACCCTGACCGACGTGAGCATCCCGACGCTGGTCGCGTACTGCGCGGCTGGGGTGGGCATCTGGAACCTGCCGGAGATCGACGAGAACCTGCACGTGTGCGGCCGCGAGGTCGGAGACGAGGAGATCGTGGCGCTGCTCGATGCCGACGCCAGTCAGGTGATCCCGTGAGGCATGGCGCGTTGCAGTCGATCTACGAGACCCGCGGCCCCGGCGATGGCCTCGACGAGCGCGACTGGAGACCCGGTGGCCCCGAGGGCAGCGCCATCAAGGCCAAGTCCGGGACGGTGCATGTCCCCTGGTCGGCTGTGATCGCCGACCCGCACACCCCGTGCTGGCTGTGCGAGCCCGGCTACGTGTGCGCGTTCCACCGGAGCAGCCCTGCCGATGCCGTATCTTGATACGCAGGTCGGGCGACTCGTACTGGGTGCTCGCAGCCGTTGCAGTCCCGTTGGTTCATAGGTGCGGCGACTCCGGTTGCCCCCCAACCCGAGAGGTAAAAAGATGGCGAAGATTCTGGCCCGGTTCCGGGTCGCGGAGTTCAACAAGCGGCAGGCCAACGCGGACGGGAAGGTCGCGACCGTGATCCTGAACGCGGTCACCCGGAGCGGTACGCCCGACAATGTCGACTGGTCGAAGTACACGCCGCAGGGGACCATCAGCATGGTCGTGTTCGAGACCCCGGGCGGCGCGTACGAGGAGTTCGAGGAGCTGCTCGGCAAGGATGTGGCGATCACGTTCGAGGGCATCCCCGACGGGGAGTAGCTCCGGAACTGCAGCAGCCCCGGCTATGGGAGGACCGGGGCTGCTGCTTGCACGAACGGAGAGAACATGCGACACACACGGTAGCCGATCGACCTGACTCCCTGCCAGCGCGACCCGCTGGGTCTACGCTGCACTCGACTAGTCACCCACACCAGCAGGAGCACACCATGAGCGTAGTCAGCGAGCGGGCCAACATCCGGTCCGGCACCACCACCGACTGGGCCTCCGGCCCGGTCCTCGGGGACGGCGAGCTCGGCATCGACACCACCAAGAAGATCCTCAAGATCGGCGACGGCACCACCTCGTTCGCCAGCCTGGGCGCCTCTGGTGGCGGCTACATCAAGGCCAAGGGCCGTGCCACCCTGGTCGCTGGCACCAAGGCCACCGCGGTGCCCGGCGTCGTCGCGGGCGACGAGGTCATCGTCACCGTCCGGTCTCTCGGAACGGTGGCCGCGCCCAAGGCCCTGATCGCCATCGCGTCGGCGGACACGGTCACGATCACCTCCTCCGACAACACCGACACCTCGGTCGTCTCCTACGTGGTGCTCTCCACGTAAGCTGGGCACACCCTCATCGGGGAGGTACGAAGACCCCCACCGCCAGCCGGGGAAGTAACTGGCGGTGGGGGTCTCGTCACGTCCGGACGGGCTTGCCGGCACCCTTGGCCTTGCACTGCTCGCCCAGCACCCGGTCCGGGTGGCCGACGTGCCAATGGTCCCCACAGGGGAACCAGGCAAACGCCTGGCAGCTCGGGTTCACCCAGTGGTGGAGCACGTACGCGTTAGCCGCCAGCGTCTCCGACGCGTACTCAAGGTGGTCCTCCGGGCAGGCCATTACCTCACCACTGGTCGCGACCGAACGCCGCTGCGCCGGCCTTCTTGAGCACCGCGATCAGTCGGTTCAGCCCATGCCGATCCAGGTAGGTGTGCCAGCTGCGGTACGCCCCGGCCGCCTCGACCGCCTGGAGCACCAGCTCGCCGAGGAATGCCCCATCGAAGTCGACGACGTGATCCGGGTCGTTCTCGTCAAACTCGTCGTCAGTGACGGCCCGCCCGTGCTTCACGATCAGGGCCTCCAGCGCCTCGCCGATGTCGGCGAGGTTCTGCCCGTACATGTGGCGGACGACGCTGATCTCATGGAGGTCCACCGACGTGCCGGTCGCGGGCGCGGCGGTGTGGAGTCCGATATTCACGTCACCACCGGCGAGGCGGTCCCACTGGACCTCGAGCCGCGGGAAGCTCTGCGGCGGGATCGAGCGGATGTTGAGAGCTCCGGCACTGTCCATCCTCAAGACGTCCAGCTGCTTGGGGTCGATGGTCTCTCTGGGCATGGCTGCCCCTCACTTTCTGCCCTGCACGGGCAACTGGCCTAACCCCTCGCGGGCTGCGGCTCTGCGCGCAGGCTACGCCGAAACCGGCGGCCTTGCGAGTACCCTCGCGGCATGGAGCAGGACCCGACCGACCCGACCGGCGTGCGCGAGACCTCGAAGAGCGTGCAGCGCGCCACCACCATCGCCCGCAACCGCAAGGCCGCGATGGCGGTCGACCTCTACGTCGAGAAGCACAAGCCGCTCGACGTGGTCGCGAAGAAGTGCGGCTACCCGGACGCGACCGCGGCCCGTGTCGCGATCGAGCGGTACATGGAGAACGAGCTCCGCGAGCACCCCAAGTCGATCTCGATGATGCGGGACATGGCCGGCCGGCGGCTGGAGAACGTGCTCCGCTCGGTGTCGAAGAAGGCGCTCAACGGCGACTCCGACGAGCACCTGGCGGCGGTCCGGGAGTACCGCGGCCTCATCAACGACTGGGTCCGGATCTACGGCCTCCAGGCGCCCCAGCAGGTCATCGTGTCCAACCCGACCAGCGACATGATCATGGAGGTCGCGCTGCGCATCCAGCAGCAGGGTGCGCCCCAGCTGGAGGAGGGCGACATCTTCGGCGACGACGCCCCGGACGACGAGATCCGCGAGCTGGAGGCCCGGTCCTCCACGGCCAAGGTCGACGAGGACATCGTGGACGCCGTTCTCGTCGGTGACCTCGAGCAGGAGGTTCCCGTCGATGCCTGAACCGGAGCTGGGGGACGAGCTGGGGGATGGGCCGGAGATCGAGCTGACCGCGTACCTCAAGACGAACGTCTCGGCAGACTTCCCGGCGCTAGTCCGGGAGGCCGCGGTCCGGGCCGGGTTCAAGAATTCCTCCGACTGGGTGCGCCAACGGCTGATCGAGGCCCTGGTCGACGAGATCGGCGCGGAGTACGAGCCGCTGCTGGCCCGTCAGCCACACTGGGGCAACGGCAAGGGCGCGACGTCGCCGGAGTACATCGCGAAGCGGTACGGCAGACCGTGGCCGCCGGAGACTGCCGGGTCAGGCAGCAAGTCAAGTGAGAAAGTCAGTCAGGATGGGTAGAATGGCCGCATGGCCAAGGTCCGATTCTCCCAGCGCTGCGCAGGCGGCTGCGGTGCCTGGCTCGTCGTCGGCACCCAGGCGTTCAAGCTGCACCGCGGCTGGTGGTGCAGCGACTGCGCCATCAAGCACCGCTCCCGGTGCTCCGCGCACGACCCCGTCTCCGTCTGACCGGACCGCCCCGTGAGGCTCCTCTACGCCTCGCGCACCGGGCGGAGGTATCACGAGGACCCGTACTGCATCGGGCTGAACTCGACCGTCACCCACGTGTCGGCCGTTGGCCGTCGCGAGATCGAGAGGCGCCGCCTTGAGCCGTGCGCTCACTGTCGGCCACCCCACGTGTTGCGGGTGGTCGCATGACCATCGACGTCGGCGAGGCCCTGGAGCAGGTCCAGCACTGGCGCCCGGACGCCCAGCAGAAGCTGCTGGCCACCCTCCAGTCCGAGGGGCGCCGGCCGTGGCGCCCGTTCTTCTGCGCCGACCACGGGTGCAACGGCCAGCCGCACGCTTATCCGGTCGACCAGCGCGAGTGCCCGCACCGGTACGGGCACGAGTGGCTCCGCGACGAGGAGTCGGACCTCGTCCTGGTCGTCAAGAACGCCGTGAGGTGCGTCCACTGCGGCGTCCCCGGCGCGATGATCGACGAGTGGACGTTCCCCCATGCCAGGGCCGACCAGCGTCCTCCTCGCTGGTCGGGCCTGTGGCTGACGCTGTTCCTGCGCGGTGGCCGCGGGTCGGGCAAGACCAAGACCGGCGCCGAGATCACCAACCAGGTGTCGAGGAAGGTCTCCAACATCACCCTGGTGGGCGCCACTGTCCCCGATATCCGCAACATCATGGTCGAGGGCGACTCCGGCATCCTGGCGTGCGCGAAGCCCGGTGAGCGGCCCGTCTGGGAGCCGTCGAAGAAGCAGCTGACGTGGCCCAACGGATGCGTGGCGATCGGCTATTCCGCCGAGGAGCCGGAGCGCCTCCGTGGCCAGAACTCCGGCTACATCTGGGCCGATGAGCCCGCCCACTGGGCGCTGGTCAAGCTGTGCTGGGACAACATGCTGTACGGGCTCCGCAAGGGCCGGCACCCGAAGATCGTGGCCACCTCGACCCCGAAGGCCACCGACTGGGTCAAGGAGCAGATCGCGGGCGAGTTCACCATCGACCGCCGCGTCTCCTCTGACGCCAACCTGACCAACCTGTCGCCGATCTACCGCAAGACCGTCATCGACCCGAAGCGGAAGACCCGGCTCGGCAAGCAGGAGATCGACGGCGAGATCTTGGAGGACGTCGAGGGCGCGCTGTGGAGGTGGGACTACATCCACGAGATCGACGACGACAATCTTCCGGACATGGTCACCATCGTGGTAGCCATCGACCCCGCCGGCACCGCGAACAAGCGCTCCGACGAGACCGGCATCATCGTCATCGGCATGGATGCCGCCAAGAACCTGTACGTGCTCGCGGACCTGTCCGGCAAGTACAGCCCCAGCGGCTGGGCGCGCGCCGCACTGCGGGCCGTCGAGGTGTTCTCCGCCGACCGGGTCGTCTACGAGAAGAACTACGGCGGCGACATGGTGCTCCGGGTGCTCGAGGCCGAGGTCGACGCGATGCCCAGCGGCTACCTCGCGCCGGCCTTCAAGGAGGTCACCTCTCGGCGTGGCAAGGAGATCCGGGCAGAACCGATCGTGGCCGTGTACCAGAAGACCCGGGTCTTCCACGTCACCAGCCGCGTCATCAACGGCCGCGTCATCAACCGCGGCAAGTTCGAGAAGCTCGAGACCGAGCAGACCACCTGGATCCCCGGCGTGAGCCCGTCGCCGAACCGGGTCGACGCCCTGGTCCACGGGGCCACCAATCTGCTCGGCGGCGGTGGCGACTGGGCCTACGCTTCGCCCGCGGATCTCTGAGAGGACAGCACATGTTCGACCTGCCCCACCCCACCGACGTCCAGTTGGCATTCATCGCCCTGGTGTCGGTCGGCTCCATCGCCCGGCTCGGGCGCCTGCTGGTCCACGACCACTGGCCGCCGGTCTCGTGGCTGCGCAGCGTCTGGGACCGGATCGTCCCCGAGCGCACCGACAAGGACGGCTGGAACCTGCTGCTGCACTGCCACTACTGCCTGTGCGTGTGGCTCGCGTTCGGGGTCATCCTGTGGGGCTACTTCACCGACTGGAACCTGGTCTGGTGGCTGGTGAACGCACCCCTCGCAGCGTCGTACGCCGCAGCGATCCTCGTGACGTTCGACGGAGACGACTGATGAGGCTCTACTCTGAGCGGGTCGGTGTCGAGCTGAGGAGCAGGTAGATGGCAGGTCGGACCCGGACCCGGGCGTCTCGCTCGACCCGCCCCCAGCACCCCAACCGGGCGCTCGTCGCGTCCTCCGCGTACTACACCGGCGCCCAGGCCCCACTGGTCTACGGGACCGACAAGGGCTGGCAGGCCGAGTGCTACCGCTTCTACTCGATCATCGGCGAGGCCAGGTACGCCGCCCAGTATTACGGGAACTCGCTGTCCAAGTGCGAGATGTTCATGGCCAACCCGGTCATCGACGAGAAGACCAAGGTCCCGAAGTGGGAGCCGTCGTACGACTCTCCCGAGGCCGCGTTCCTCGACGACGTCTTCGTCGGCAAGGCCAACCAGTCCGAGATGCTGCACGGCATCGGCGTCCACCTCACCGTGGGTGGCGAGCTGTTCGTCATCGGCTACGTCGCCGACCGGACGCCGACCGGTCTCGCGGCCGCCGCCCAGTCGACCCCCGGCGACGGATCGATGATCTGGGGCGTCTACTCGCCGCTCGAGGTCAACACCCAGGGCCGGAGCTGGACCCTCAAGTTCGAGGGCGCCCCCGATCTGGTGCTCGGTGAGTTCGACGTCGTCATTCGGATCTGGCGCGCCGACCCGTACCTGCGCAACCACGCCGACTCGCCGTTCAAGTCGATGCTTCCGGTGCTCGCGGAGATCGAGAAGCTCACCATGCACATCCAGGCCCAGCTGATCTCGCGACTGGCCGGCGCCGGCATCATGTGGGTTCCCGAGGGCATCGACTTCCCGGACATGCCCCTCGGCCCGGGAGCCACCGACGAGGAGAAGGCCGCGGCGGAGACCGCGAACGGGCCCACGAAGCTGATGCGGCTGATCGCCGAGGCCGGCGCCACCGCCCTCAGGAATCAGGGCCACCCCTCTACGCGGGTGCCGATCATCATCCAGGTCCCCGACAACCTGATCGAGTACGTCGGGAAGGTCACCACCTTCTGGTCGGAGCTCGACGAGAAGGCGCAGGAGATGCGCGAGGGCGCGCTACACCGCTTCGCGTCCGGCATGGACCTGCCCAACGAGTCCACCGAGGGCATGGCCTCGAACGGCGGCACCGGCGGCGGCTCCTCGAACGGCGTGTCCCACTGGGGCGCGTGGCAGATCGAAGAGTCCGCGATCAAGATCCACATCGAGCCCGCGATGGAGCTGGTGGTCTCCGCCTTCACGGTGGACTACATCCGCATCCAGGTGCCCCGCACCAAGATGGTCGTCCAGTTCTCGACCGCCAAGCTGCGGCTGCGCCCGGACCGGTCGAAGGAGGCACTCGAGCTGTACGGGCTCGGCGTGCTGAACCGCGTCGCCCTGCTCCGGGAGACGGGCTTCAACACCACCGACCTGATGAGCGACGACGAGCTCAAGACCTGGCTGATGCTCAAGATCGCCGGAGGCTCCAACACTCCTGAGCAGGTCGCAGCCGCAGCCAACGCGTTCGGCCTGAACCTGCCGGCCAGCGACCCGACCGCCGAGACCACCCAGGCTCCGCCTCCGCCGTCACTGGAGGAGCACCCGATCCGGCCGCGGGACCCCTCCGAGCGGGTCGCGTCCCTGATCCCGGTGTGCAACGCGATGGTCCTCCAGGCACTGTCCCGGGTCGGGAACCGGCTGATCCAGCGCAAGGTCCGCCCGCCCGAGGGCGTCGCCACCTACTCGGTGCACACGTACGCGCCGGGCGAGCTGGACGCGACCGCGCTGCTGGTCGACGCCTTCCCGATGGCCAACGAGATGCTCGACGGCCTCGCTGACCCGGCGGACGTGATGCCCACCCTCCAGCGGTACACGGCGGCCCTGGTCGCCACCGGTGCCGCACACGACCGGGGTGAGATGACGAAGTGGCTCGAGCGGATGGAGATCGAGGCATGACCGAGTTCCGCATGATCGACTTCCGCGACGTATCCACCGAGGAGCGCAAGAAGGCCGCAGGCGCTGGCGCCGCGATGCCCGATGGCTCCTACCCGATCGCCAACTGCTCCGACCTACGCAATGCGGTCCGGGCCATCGGGCGCGCGAAGGACCCGGCGAGGACCAAGGCCCACATTCGGAAGCGGAAAGCGGCGCTCGGGTGCCCGGACGTCGAGCTGCCGGAGGCATGGGCGGCCCTCACCTTCGATGTCAACGACGGCCAGGGGATCAGCCACCGAGACGAGGCTGAGCTGGCCGGTGTCGCGCCCGAGGACGTGATCACGTCGGCGGACGACGTGCTGGAGAACGGCGTGACTCACGCCGGGTTCGCGGTGCAGGCCGCCGACACCGGCCGAGCGCTGATGATCCAGCGTTCGCTGGACCAGAACGACCCGCCGGAGGTCATGGGCACCTGGGAGTTCCCGGGTGGCGGACTCGAGGATGGCGAGACCGCGGAGGAGGCCGCGCGGCGCGAGTTCTGCGAGGAGACCGGCCTGCCGGTCCCGGCCGGCGAGGTCACCGGTGGCTGGCGCTCGCCGGACGGGATCTACCAGGGCTACGTGTTCACCACGCCGGTCGAGGCGACCGCGTTCCCCGAGCTGAACCCGGACCTCGCCGCAGCTGAGCTGGTCAACCCCGACGACCCGCAGCGCCGCAACCCGGACGTCTCGGCGTGGTTCACTTTGGACCAGATCCTGAACCTCGGCCCCGCGCTGCGGCCCGAGGTGTACGAAACCGACTGGTCGCAGTTCGCGACCATCACCCAGGAGGGCGACATGGAGCCGACCGCACCCGAGGCCTCCGCCGAGGTCACTGCCGGCGACGGCTACATCCCCTGGCACGGTGTGCTGCTGGTCGAGGACACCCGGTCCGGCGACGGTCGCGGCATGACCCCGTGCCGTCAGCGACCGCTGCCCCTGCCGTTCCGGTGGCAGAAGGAAGACCTCCCGGGACACCAGGGCTCGGTGGTGGTCGGTCGCATCGACGCCACCGCCCGGGTCGGCTCGGAGGTCCGAGCCACCGGCGTACTGTTCCCGACGACCGAGGCCGACCAGTTCGTCGGGCTCGCAGCGAACTTCCCGCGCTTTGGTGTCTCCATCGACGGCGACGACGTCACCATGGCCTTCGACGACGAGCAGGGGACCACCTGGTACGAGAACCCGCGGGTCTCCGGCGCCACCGGCTGTCCCATCCCGGCGTTCTTCCAGGCATGGTCGGCGCTGGGCGAGGCGCCCGAGGGCTTCATGGACGGCGAGTCGATCGAGACCTCCGCCTGGGACGACCCGAAGGTCGCCGTCGTCGCCTCCGCCGCCGTCGAGTTCGGCCGTGGGCCCGGCTGGATCACCAACCCCGAGGACACCAAGCGCATCCACGACTACTGGACCCGTCCCGGCGAGGAGGGCTACGTCAAGATCGGCTGGGGCGCTCCTGGTGGCGGCGACTTCAACCGGTGTCGGCTCCAGGTGGGCGAGGAGATCGCCGAGAACTCTCCCGAGGATCTGGTCTACCTCAACCAGATCTGCGCCCAGTGGCACTACGACGCCCTGGGCTACTGGCCCGGCCATGCTCCGTCCGAGCTAGCGGCCGAGGTCGTCAACATGCCCGACTCCCTGCGCCAGACCTTCCGGCTCGTTGAGCGGGAGGAGATCGCGCTGGCCGCCTCGGGTGCTGGGCTGGTCGCGCCGGCCGCGTGGTTCCGCGATCCGGAGTTCACCGGCGCCGACGACCCGCGGATGGTGCAGAACCCGAACACCGGTGGTTGGGGTGCCCCGCTGATGGTCACCGAGGAGGGTCAGGTCTTCGGCCACATCGCCACCCGGGGCACCTGTCACACCGGGATGCCGGGCGTGTGCCGCGAGGCTCCGATGTCCTCGACCGGCTACGCCTACTTCCTGCTCGGCCAGGTGCTCACCACCGAGGGCATGGTGCCCTGTGGCTCACTGACCGTCGGCGGTGGGCACGCCGACGTACGGCTCGGGATGCGCGCAGCCATGGAGCACTACGACAACTCGTGCAGCGCCTGGGCGGACGTCGCCGTCGGTGACGACGAGTTCGGCATCTGGTGCGCCGGCTGGGTCCGTCCCGGCACATCGCCGGAGATGGTCGTGGCTGCCCGCGCGTCGAAGCTCTCCGGCGACTGGCGTCCCGCCGGCCAGCCGGACCTCGAGCTGATGGCCGCACTGTGCGTGAACATGCCCGGCTACCCGATCCCCCGGGTCCACATCGCGGCGGGCCTCCAGACCTCGCTGGTCGCGGCCGGTGTCGTGCAGGGCGAGCACCAGGGCGACTGGGCTGGTGGCAGCATCGCCGACATTGCAGCGGCGGTGGAACAGCGGATGATCGATCGCCGAGAGACCGAGGCGCTGGTCGCCCGGCTCGACCGCGAGGAGACGGCCGCGCTGCTGGCGCGGAGTGAGTGAGAGGACAGCACGATGGGCGACTGCGGATGCAAGAAGACGGCCGTGGCCAAGTACACCTGGACGTCGAGTGACGGCGGCCAGGTGGTCAGGAACCTGAACGAGGTCCAGGCCAAGTCCCGGGTCAACAGCAAGGGTGGCACGTACGTCAGGCAGTGACCGGACATGAAGAAGCCCCCCGGGTCTGAGGTCCGGGGGGCTTCTTCGACTCTCGCGGGCCTACCGCTTCGGCGACACCTTGGGCGGATTCTTGCGCAGGAACCCCTTGCCGGTCTTGCCCTCGATCGCCCGGACGATCAGCGTCAGGACGCCGGTGGCCGCGGCGACCACGCCCGCCACCGCAGCGGCCGCCACCGCGGAGAAGTCCGGGTACGGCCTGCCCGGGGACCACTCGGTCCAGGCGTGCAGCCAGCCGAGGGCGCCGGGCACGAAGACCGCGAGGAACGTGAAGACGAACGAGCGGACTGCCATCTTGACGTCCTGCCCGGTGAGGCCCAGCAGCGCCAGGGCCCGGGTCATCGTGGTGGTCACTTCACTGCTCCCGTCACGCGCGCGACCTGCTTCATCGCCCACCGGAACGTCTTCCCGGCGAACGCCTTGTCACCGTCGCCGGTGATGTTCATCGGCGCGTCCCAGCCGGCGTTCTCACGGAACGCCTTCCAGTCGGCGTCGGTCCAGTCCTTCGGTGAACTCATCTCGTCCTCCTTGTCCGACACCCAGCGGGCGTACGGGAATGGGGTGTACCGCTTCGGCCTCCACGTCGGGTCGAGCACGTGTCCGACGAGGCCCGACCGGCCCTGCTGTGCGTCGGAGATCTGGCCGGGGATCAGGTACCCGACCGAGCACCCGGCGCTGGTGATGCCGACGACGATCATGTGGAAGTGCCACAGGCTCGCCGAGAACCACGAGCCGGCGTGCCGCCACCAGGCGTAGAAGTGATTGATCCGCAGCCACCGCTGGCCGCGCAGCCAGACCCTCCGTCCGGTCCTGCGGCTGACGATCGCGACGTCGACCACGCCGTCCTTGTCGTGGGTGCCCGCCGAGAGCTCGACCCCCGTGTTCCAGGCGCCCTGGATCACATAGACGTAGAGGCCGGGGTGCCTGCGGTCGAGCCAGTCCTGGAGGGCGAACAGGGCCGCGAGCAGGTAGCTGCCGGCGCTGAACGTGGAGCCGTTCCAGGTGACGTGGTGGACGACGCACGGGGCGTCGCTGTCGAACTCGACGCCGTTGACGATGGCTGTTGCCACGGTTCTCTCCTCTGCTGTCCGGAACCCCTCGACGGTAGCCGAGTTTCGGCGTGTCGTTCCGCAACGACGCCGACGTGTGTATCGTCCCTCCCAGATCATCCATCACCGGCCGTGGCGCCGGAGGCGGATCACCGCAGGCCGTGGAGCCCGGTGGCGAAGTGCAACTACTCGTCATTCAGGAGCATCCCATGGACCACGACTTCTCCGAGATCACCTCCGTCGAGGAGCTCGAGACCGCCGCCACCGAGGCCACCGAGGCCGCCAACGTCCTCGCCCAGCGCGCCCGTGACGGTGAGGTGCTGACCGCCACTGAGCGGGCCGAGCTGGCCGGTCACTTCGACCGCCGCGACGCTGCCCGCGCCCGGATCGCCGAGGTGCAGGCCGCCGAGGCTGCCGCCCAGGCCGAGCAGGACGAGCTACTCAACCGGCTCGATGCCCCCGCGGAGCCCGAGGCTCCGGAGGCCGCGGCCCCCGTCGCTCCCGAGGCGCCCGCCTCGGAGACCCCCGCTCCGGAGGCCGTGGCGCCCGAGGTTCCCGCCGAGGAGGCACCCGTGTCCGAGCCCACCACGATGGACGCGCTCGCTGCGGCCATCGTCGCCGCGGTCAACGCCAGCGCGCAGGAGCAGGAGGCCGTCACGGCCGCCGGCACCCCGACCCGCCGGCCGGTGCCGCGTCCCGAGGTCACCCCGGGTGACGCCGTCGCCGGTGCGGGCGTGCAGGTCGCGATCACCGCGTCCGCGAACCTCGCCAACATCGGCATCAGCGCCACGGTCGACCTCGACCAGGTCGCCACCATGATCGGCGCCCGCGGCCTGTCCTACCCGAAGCCCAACGGCTCGGCGAAGGACCAGTCGAAGGAGGCCCGGCTCGCCCGGCTCCAGTCGGCGCCGCGCGACCCGGTCGCCCAGTTCACGATCACCCGCGACGACGACCACACCCTCACCGGTGACCCGGAGATCGACGAGCCGCGCATCGCCGCCGCCATGGACCCGAGCAAGGTCGTCGGCTTCAACGGCGAGCAGGGCCTGACCGCGGCCGGCGGCTGGTGCTCGCCGTCCGAGATCCTCTACGGCATCCCGGTGGTCGGTGAGTCCCTCGCGGGCCTCGCGTCGTTCCCGGAGATGAACGCTGCTCGCGGCGGCATCAAGTCGACCCTGGGCCCGGACTTCTCGACCCTCTACGACGCCAACGTCGGCTACTTCGAGCAGACCGAGGCCGAGGCCATCGCCGGAGAGACCAAGGACTGCTACGAGATCGACTGCCCGTCGTTCACCGAGACCCGGATGGACGTGACGGGCGTCTGCCTGTCGATCCCGATCCTCACCGAGGCCGGCTACCCGGAGTACGTGGAGCGGATCACCAAGGGCGCGCTGGCGGTGCACGCGCACAAGCTGAACGCGAAGAAGATCGCGGCCGTGGTCGCGGGCTCCACGGCGGTCACCGCGCTGGACGTCTCCTCGGTCGCCGAGTCGACACTGCACTCGCTGGAGCTGCGCGCCGAGTACCAGCGCCAGCTGTTCCGCATGGAGCCCAACGAGGTGCTCGAGGTCAAGATCCCCTACTGGGTCCTGCCCTACCTGCGTGAGGACTTCGCGCTCCGGATGACCGGTGACCCGTCGAAGCCGGTCCAGGACTCCTGGATCACCGCGCACTTCGCGGCCCGGCACCTGTCGGTCGAGTTCGTCTACGACTGGCAGACCTTCGCCGACCCGATGACGTCGGCGCCCACCACGTTCATCGCGCTGATCTACCCCGCCGGGACGTGGCTGGTACTCAGCAAGGACGTGATCAGCCTGTCGACGGTGTACGACGCCGCGGGCCTGTCGGTGAACACCTACACGGGCACGTTCACCGAGCAGGGCGTCGGGGTCCGCAAGATGACCAACGCCCGGTCGGAGAAGGTCACCATCCCGATCTGCGCCCGCGGTCGCGTCGGCGCGGCGAACATCACCTGCTCCTGATCTGTCACGACGTGGGCGGTCGCCACCAGACCGCCCCCCTCCCACCAGAAG